CACAGTTGACGTCAACCGCTATGATCTAGTTCATGACCGAGGAGGAACACATGCCCATCCAGCCGAGCGGGAAGCTCACTGGCCCGCTGAAGGACACCGGCGTCGGCATCCAGGTCGAGGTCGGTGACGTCAAGCTGCCGCGGCTCTCGCCGGACCGGGCCCGCCGGATCGCCGCGCTGCTCGTCGAGGAAGCCGACACCGCGCAGGGACGGCCGAACTACCGGGTGCGGTTGCGGCGGCGGTGGCAGCCCGGCGGCGTCCGCGACAAGGAGAACCGGCTCATCGGGTTCTCGCTCGGGATCGCCTTCACCGTCGGCTTATTCCTGGGGCTCGGAATCTTCAACGAGGACTGGCCCTGGTACGCCGGAATCGTCGCCGGAAACCTGGTGATCTCCGGGGTCTCGTATCTGAGCCGCCGCTCCGGCGACCGCAAGGACATCGACGACGAGTTCCGCGAGCGCCGGTACGGCCAGACGATCAACCAGTCGACCGGCGTGCTCCCCTGGGAGATCCGATGAGCTGGGCCGAGCGCAAGGCGAAGTGGGCCTGCGGGGCAACCCGGCCGCTGGAGATCCGCATCCTCGACTTCTTCCTGGTCGTCTACAAGATGGCCGCGGAGGGTCCGGGCCGCTCACTGAAGGCCGGAACGATGCGGCGCAACGTTCTCAACGGGAAGACCATCGGATTCACGGTCGTCCTCGTGCCGCGGTCGTGGTGCCTGTCGGTGGGGAGGCATACCCTGTGACCATCACCGTCGGCCACCGGCCCGGCACCCCGCAGGGAGGGAAGTTCGCCCCGCGCGCGACACTCGTCGGCTGCGACTTCCCCCTCTGCGACAAGGCGCTCGCGTTTCCGGTCAACCTCCAGTCGTCGGACGCCCAGTGCATCCGCGACACCATCCGCTTCATCAAGGTCAAGGCCGGAGGCCCCGAGGTCTCCCGCTGGGTCGTCGACACCACCGTCGATCCAGCGAAGTTCTTCTGCGGTCGGCACGCCGACCAGACGAAGAAGCCGACCAGCTCCCTGATCCTTCCGACGTAAGGACCCCATGACCGACACACTGGTAGAGCGAGTGCTCACCATCAACGACTACCAGCGCGCGATCGACACGCTGCACAAGGTGCGCGCGAAGGCGAAGGCCGGAAAGAAGCTCTCGCGCAAGGACCAGGCGATCCTGGTCTACGCCGCGGACTCGGTTGCCGCGCATCGCTCGTCCGACGCGATGCGCGATGCGATCGACTGGCGGTCGACCGTGGTGGAAGAGGTGCCCGCCACGCCGCCGTTGCGCAGCCTGCCGGAGCGGATCCGGTTGTTCCGGCGGATGCTGGTCAGCGGGATGACTGCGGCCGGAAACTCGCTCCTGATCGGCGAGGAAGCCTACGCGACGTCGATCAAGAGCGACTTCGAGCGGATCTTCGCACCGGAGCTGGAGGAATGAGCGACCAGGCGGTCGCCGAGCTGAAGGTGACCAAGCGGATCGACCCCGACCGCGTCGGCCGGGTGCTGAAGCACAACCGCGACACCATGATGAAGCTCGCCGACGACGACCCGCTGATGTTCCAGGCGCTCCTGCGCCAGGCCGAGGCCGACATGGGCCGATGTACCGCCGCGTCGGCGACGCTGCGCGAGGTCGCGAACCAGCTCATCGAGGTGATGACCGTCGGCTACGAGATCGCCGTCGAGAAGAGGATCAAGATCCCGTGACCGGCCCAGAGAAGATCGGAACGGGGATCGGGGCCTGGGTCGTGTTCGCCGCGCTGGTGAACGCCTTCTCCCACGACTGGCTCTCGTCGTTCACCTGCCTGATGTTCGCGGCAGCCCTGCTCACCTGGGTCTTCGGCAGAGGCCAAGACCGGCGGGAGCGACGAGCCCAGCGGGAGCGGGTAGCGCTGGTCGATCGACTGGAACGGGATGTGCGCGCCGAGCACTCCACCGGAGAGTACGTCCGCAACGAGGAGGGGTTCTATGTCCGACGACCAGACACCGATCAACGGGATCGAGGAGCTGTCAGCCGAGACGATTCGGAATGCGATCAGCACTGAGGTCAAGGAGCGCTTCGGCGAGGACTTCTTCGTGCGCTCGGCGATCGTGGTGGCCATCGTCGAGCGCCCCCGAGGGGAGCTGGAGAAGCCCAACGCGCCGCGGGTCTCGCTGTTCCTGAAGAACCTCCATTCGATCCACCCGAGCATCGCAATCTCGATGCTGAAGGAGGCTGCCAAGATGTACCAGGTCAAGAAGAGCCAGTCAGGGGAATCACAATGAGCGACATCGTATTACGGACGTTGCGGGGGACCGGCGAGCCGCTGGAGAGCCCGATGATGACCGACATCGTCGAGGCCTGCGCCGCGCTGGACGTGCCGCACCGGCCGGTGCAGTACTACGCCTCGATCGCCCCGGCTGGCGGCACGCGGATGTTCCACGAGAGCTACGCCGACGGCTGGCACCGCGCGGCGAAGGCCGACGCCGAAGGGCCTGCGTCGATCTGGGTCGGCTACTCCCTCGGCGGAATCATCGCCGGTGACGTCGCGGCTGCCGGAGAGCTCTCGAACTGCATTCTGCTGATCCTGCTCTCGGATCCGCTCCGAGCGGCCAATCAGGTCGCGCCGGAGTGCCGTGTGCCGAAGGACTACTACGGGTGCGCCGGGAGTCGGTACATCAGCACGGGGAACTTCCCGGTGCTGTCGCTCTCGGTCCACGACGACCCGATCTCGTCACTGCCGCGGGGGAACGGCTTTCGTCAGATCGCCTCGGTGGTGACCGGGCAGCCGCAGCCTCTTGCCATCGAACAGGTCACGAACATCGGGGCGATCCTCAGTGCGGCTCGGCGCTACCTCGGTACGCCGCCGAATCGGTTGGTGGGGACCCCGGCGATACCGAGTCGGCACGTGGTCTACAACACCGAGAAGATGCCCGGAGCGCCGATGACCTACACCCAGTTCGCCGCTCGTCGTGCCAAGGAGGCGATCCTGAAGCACCGCACCTTCGCGTGATAGCCTGACGGCGCGCCAGTGCGGGTGCGGCGTTTGCCCGGGAAGCCCCGGTCTCTCCCATGAGAGGCCGGGGTTTCTTCGCTCTCGGGGTACGATCCGGGGCATGTCGTCCTCGTCGAGTCGTGCCAAGGGAAAGGCCTCCGACGGTGCCAGCCTGAAGGTCTACTGGCTCACCGGCGCCGGAGGCAAGAAGATCCGCTGGAACACTCCCGGGGACTTCACTCGATGCGTCCGGGAGATCCGCAAGTACGCAGCGAAAGAAGGCTTCTCGGCCCAGGGGTACTGCTCGCGGTTGCACAAGGCGGCGACCGGCGTCTATCCCGGCGACAAGCGAAACGTGGGGAAGAAGGGCTGATGGCGAAGAGCCTGGGGACGGTGTTCCCGACGAAGTCGGCGGTGGAGTGGGCCGCGTTCAATCCGCTGCTGGCGGAAGGGCAGGGGGCCTACGAGGCCGACACCGGCGGGCTGAAGATCGGCGACGGCTCGACGCTGTACAACGATCTCCCCTACTTCGTCGGCTCGGTCTCGGCCGTTTCCGACGAGCAACTCTCCGAGGCGCTGGACGGGAAAGAGTTGCTGGGGAAGAGCTCTCAGCCGTTCCGGATCTACGGTACCGACGAGGCCGGAGACCAGGCGCTCTACCCGATCAACTTCGCCGCGGAGCCCGAGACGATCGTGGCGCGCAACGGCGACGGCACCTTCGACGTCGGCGCCCCCGTCGGACCGAATAACCCGATGACGAAGAGCTACGGGGACAATCGGTATGCGCCGACCGTCGACGCCCGGGTCCCAGCAGCCAACCTGCCGCAGGCATTCCGGACCACCGACAGCCAGCCCTTCTCCGCGGACTCGCACTGGAACACGCCGATCGGGACCGGAGCGACCTTCGAGTCGTCGAGCGCCGCGGCGACCGCGAACCTGCTCACCGCGACCCCGGCGATCAACGACGGAAAGGCCTACGGCTTTACCAACAACATCGCGCGGCCGACGGACCCCCTCTGCACGGCCGTGTGGAAGGACAGCGGTGGCGTGGTCCGGGGAACGTTCCTGTTCAAGTGCCCCTACGACCCGATCATCTCCTCGGGGACCGACCTTTCGATGCGCGTGATCGACGGCCGCTGGGCCTACGACCTGTGGAAGACCACGCGCACCGGAGTGTTCAAGTTCGAGGCTGAGTTCATCACCAAGACCGATCTTCTCGGCACCGGCCGGAACGCCGGAACCCGGGCTGCGCGCTGGCCGACCGCAGGCGGGTTGATCCGTGCTCACGAGATGACCTACATCCCGCACGCGATCGCGATGTCGATCCCTCCGGCCTGCCTGAAGCGGGGCTTTGTGTGGCCTGCCGCGGCCGAAGACGCTGCCGGAGTGATCTACTCCGGAGAGGTGCCGATGGGCTCGTTCTTCGCGATCCCGCCGAGCGTGAATCTCGACTCCCTGGGGCTCTCGATCGAGGGGTATGCGCTGGCCGAGGCGATGCAGAACTACGGGGTCTACATCGGGGATGCGTCAGGGTCGGCGGCAATCTCGGTTGACGGTGAGGCCTACACCTCGGCTCGCCCGGCCCTGGAGCGGATGCGAACCGACTGGACGACGAAGATCTTCGCGCAGTTGCGTCGGGTCACCAACGTCGCCGACCCCCAGCCGGGAGGACCCGGACCGCGGAAGGTGCCCCCGACCGGCCCCGTCACGGTCCGTGGGGATTCGCAGGACTTCCTCGTCGACAACCTCTCGATGAAGCTCCAGGCGCTCCTGGGCTACACGATCACGTCGGACGATTTCACCGTCCCAGCGGAGACCATGGTCCCGACCACCGCATCGCAGGGAGGGAAGCCGGTCAACTGGACGGGATACCCGCTCCAGTACCGAATCGTGGACGGGGCGATCAAGCGCATCGCGGCCCCTGACGGTCAGACGCGGCTGCTGATGCTCGCCGTCGGCAAGCGCGACGTGCGGGTCAAGTTCCGGGTGAAGGCCTTGCACGCCTCCGGGTTCTGTTACGTGGCGCTGGCCGTGGCGGGGTCGGGCGAGAATTACCGGCTGGCCATCACCTCGCAGGGGAGCTGCCACCTCCAGCGACTCGCTCCCGGCGAGGCCGCGGTGGCGATTACCCCGGGGACTCCGAACGGGACCATCGGCGCGAACAAGGACGTCGAGGTCTCTCTGCGTGGGAATCGCCTGGAGTACAAGGTCGATGGCGAGGTCATGGGGGAGGTCTACGACACGGCCGAGATCGCCGGGACCAACGTCGGAATCTGGTTCCCGAGCGACACGAATATCGGCTGGACCAACCTCGTCGTGCAGACCATCCCGCGGCTGACTCGCAAGATCAGCGCGGGGTAGCAGGATACAATCCCGGCATGGCACGGAGACGGCGCGGCGGGTCGCTGAACACCCGGAAGAAGGGCAAGGCGAAGAACGGCGCGAAGTGGGGGCACGGCTTCGTGCCGAAGAACGCCGCCGCTCGGAAGCTGAAGAAGAAGCTAGACCGAAATGGGAAGCGCCGCAAGCGGACTTCGCAGGGGTACCCGAAGCGATGACGCCGCGGTCCTCGCGGCCCGACGGTCTCCTCCAGTGGTTCACCGTTCACTCCCCGCACAAGGATTTCGGCGACGGCTATGTGAACCCGCAGCACTGGTTTCGGGTCAACGTCTACGAGACCACGGCGCACCTGAGGGTCTATCGGGCGAAGCGGGTCCGCAACGTCGAGGTCGAGAAGGACATCGGCGCTGGGGTCATCTGGACCCGGGACGAGCTGCCCGCCAACGGGTTCCTCGGCACGCTGGTAGTCTCCGCTGACTGGCTCAACGCACGAGTCCTCATCCACGAGAGCGTCCACCTCGCGGTGCGCGTGCTGAAGGGGTACAACCGGTCGCAGCGACCGACGCTGAGCAACGGTGTCGTCGGCGTGGCGAACGAGGAGATGCTCGCCTACCTCACCGACGGAATCGCGGCGTCGCTGATCTCGGAACTGGAGCCGTTCTTCTGTGGAGGCCCGGAATGACCGGCCGCGCGCCGAAGCTCTGCTCCTGGCGCGACCCGGAGAACCCCGGCCGGAAGTGCTCGCGGCGCGCCGAGGAGGCGCCGAACGGAGATGACTTCCGGTGTCAGGAACACTGGCGGAAGTCCTTCGGCACCAAGGTCCCCCGCCGTGTCCGGCCGCTCACCGAGGACGAAAAGAACTACATCCGCGAGCGGGACTTCCATGTCTGCCGCGAGTGCGGCGAACCTGCGCACCAGGTCGATCACATCGTCGAGGTGGCCGACGGCGGGGGCAATGAGCCGTCGAACCTCCAGCTCCTCTGCGATCGCCACCACGCGGCGAAGACCCGTGCGAGCCAGGAAGCATGGGACCCTGGTATCAGGCGAGGGACATCGGCGCGCGCGCAGGCGAAGCGCAGGACGCGAGCGCGAGGGCTCTACGCACAGTAGGAGATGACTGGGGAGGTCACATGAGGGTCGAGTACCCGGCGGTCGAGGATGACGACGTCACGTACCCGACGCTCGGGCCGCAGGTCGCTGCGTTCATCGAGAGCCGGTTTACCTATGGACCGGGATCGCTTCAGGGACAACCGGCCCGACTCACTGACGACCAGCGACGGGTGCTCTACCGAGCGTACGAGCACTTCCCGAAGGGCTACCGGCTCTACGGGATGGACATGTCCGGCCGACGCCGGTTCACCCGCGTCTCGTGGTCGGTGCGCAAGGGCTCGGCCAAGACCGAGTTCATGGCCTGGGTCACCGCGTGCGAGCTGCACCCCGAGTCGCCGGTCCGGTTCAACGGCTACATCGGAGACATCACCGACGAGCAGCGGGACCAGTGGGACGACGAAGAGTTCGAGCGCTACCAGAAGTTCGGGCTCGCTCCCGGCCGAGCGGTGAACAACCCCTACATCCCGCTGCTGGCCTACACCAAGGACCAGACCGAGGAGCTGGCCTTCGGCGCCCTGCGTTCGATCCTGGAGACCACCGAGGACGCCGACCGTCTCTTCGACATCGGCAAGCAGCGAATCATCCGGAAGAACGAGTACGGCGCCGAGGACGGCAAGTGCCATGCGCTGGCGGGCAACCCGAACTCGGCCGACGGCGCGCGCACCACCTTCCAGGGCCTCGACGAGACCCACCGTCTCTACACCGAGACCCACCGCAACGCCATCGAGACGATGCTCCAGAACCTCCCGAAGCGGCCGATGGAGGACCCCTGGCAGCTCGCGATCACCACCGCGGGCGAGCCCGGCCAGGGCTCCTACGCCGAGGACGAATACCGCGAGGGTGTGGCGTGCGCGGAGGGCAAGAAGAAGTCCGAGGGGTTCTACTTCCTGCACCGACAGGCGCCGGACGGCTCGAAATTCGACACCATGCAGCAGCGCATGGAGGCCATCTGGTGGGCCACCTCGCCGTCGGTGCGCGAGTGGACCCGCTTCGATTCGATTGCAGCGAACTGGGATCGCGAGGGAGCCGACCGGCAGTACCTCGAACGGGTGTGGACCAACCGCTGGACGCAGACCGCATCGCAGGCCTTCGACCGCGACGAGTTCGAGGCGCTCGGCGACCCGCGGCTCACGATCCCGGACGGCGCGTTTGTCACGGTTGGCTTCGACGGGGCAAAGTTCCAGGACTCAACGGGTTTCGTGATCACCGACATCCTGACCGGCCGACAGAACGTGGTCGGATTCTGGGAGCGCCCGGACGACAGCGAGATCGAGCGCGACGCCGACGGCAAGAAGATCAAATGGCAGGTCCCCGAGATCGAGGTCAACCAGACCTTCGAGGACATCATGACCCGGTTCAAGGTATGGCGGTTCTACGGTGATCCGCCGCACTGGGTCGAGTCGATGGGCAACTGGCACGCGAAGTACCCCGACCAGGTCTACGAGTTCTGGACCAAGGACCCGACCCGAATGTACTACGCGGTCAAGGGGTATCGCAGCGCGATCTCCAGCGGGGCCGTGTCGCACAACGGGGACCCGGATCTGGTCCGGCACATCGGCAACGCAGGCAAGCGCACCACCCGCGGCGAGGACGAGGACGGCCAGCCGCGCTTCGTCCTGACGAAGATCGCCTACGAGCGCAAGTTCGACCTCGCGATGGCGGCGATCCTATCCTGGGAGGCGCGGATGGACGCGATCAACGAAGGGGCGACGGCGCCGGTCGAGACCGCTATCATCCGGGTTCGATGAATCGACCTGTTACAGTTGGCGAAACCAGCGAGGAGTCGGCGTGAAGGTGAAGTACAACCAATTGGTACGCGCGAACGTACCAATTGAGGGGGACCGCCCGCAGCCGGACTGGTTCCTCGTCTCCATGCTGAAGGAGATCCTGGCCAAGCGGCGCCGGTTCGAGACGCTGAAGCGCTACGTCGAGGGCGATCCGCCCAAGCCCGAGACCCCCAACAACACCTCCCAGGATTCCTGGAAGGAGTTCGAGACCTTCCGCAAGAAGTCGCGCACCAACTACGCCGGTCAGATCATCGGGGCGTGCGTCGACCGCACCACCGTGCAGGGCTTCCGGACGTCGCAGGACCACGACACCGACGGTGACAAGGTCGCCCGGAAGCTCTGGGACGACAACGACATGGACGTCAAGGGCGACAAGGCGATGGCCGACGCCTACACCTACGGCGTCGGGATGCTGCTGGCCGACCCGCTGACGAAGAAGGCCAAGTACTTCCTCCCCTGGCAGGCCACCGTCGTCAAGGACTCGGTCGACGACCCGCGTGCTGCACTGTGCATCGAGCACAACCCGACCGAGGGCCGGGACTACGCCTACCTGTTCCTGCGTGACATCGACGACTTCGGCGTCGGCACGGGCAATGTCACGATCCACATCGCGGTGCGCGACCGGGACAACCGCAACGCGGTGCGCAACGGGCTCTTTGAGAAGGAAGTGCCGGTCAATACCTACCTCACCCAGCGATGGACGTGGTGGAAGACCGTCGACCAGGCAGACTTCCCGGTCCTCGACATCATCCCGTTGGTGCCGTTCGACAACCGCGACGAGCGGGGAGAGTTCGAGAACGACACTGACCTCCTGGACCGGATCAACCACATGATCCTCCAGCGCGTGGTCATCGCGACGATGCAGGCGTTCAAGCAGCGCGGCATCAAGGGCACCTTCCCGAAGTTCGACGACAAGGGCAACCTGATCGACTACAACGGGATGTTCCCGGCCGATCCGAATGCGCTGTGGCTGTTGCCGCCGGACGCCGAGATCTGGGAATCGGGACAGACGTCCATCCAGGACATCCTCTCCGCGGTCAAGGACGACGTCCGCGACCTCGCGTCGGTCACCCGGACCCCGATGAACTACTTCTCCTCGGACGCAGCGAACCAGTCGGCAACCGGCTCCGAGCTGGCGAACGACTCCTACCTGCTGAAGATCCGGGATCGCAAGGCGCGGATGCGCGGTCGCTGGGTCCGGTTCATGCACCTCATGTTCCGGATCAACGGCGACGAAGAGCGCGCCGACATGGACAAGCTCGCCGTCATCTGGATGCCCAGCGACAACGTCTCGATCACCGACCGGTACTCCGCGGCGTCGCAGGCGAAGAGCCTCGGCCTGTCGCTGCGCACCATCATGCGCGAGGTGCTCAACTACGACCCGGAGACCATCGAGGTCGCCGAGCTGGAGATGATCTCCGAGACGCTGAAGAACGCGATCCGGACGGTCGATCCGGGGCAGACGACTGGAGCGAATCCGGCTGCGCAGACCCCGCTTCAGCAGCGCGCGGCGAGCGCGGCGGCGCTGCAATCGAGCAACGGCGCCACCAGTAGGTCGACCGGCGCGACCGCGGGCCGGAGTGGGCAGTGACCACTCCCGGCTCGCTCATGCCGCGGCCGAGCCTGCTCGACGTGCCCGCGGTGCCGCCGGAGCAGATGACGGCCGAGGAACGGGAGGCCTGGGTCGTCGCGCAGGTCGGCGCGATCACTCTCGCTGCCGCGTCGGCACGCGAGCAGATCACCAATAACGTTGTGCTGCAACTCGTTCCACTACTCCGGTTGATCAATCCCTACAACGAGGAGGCGGTGACGCGCTTCGCAGTCGAGGCTGCCGAACTCGTCGCCGTGGGGATCGGCGAGGTCGGACAGGTGGCGTGGTCGGCGGTGTCGTCCCGGCTCAGCGTGCAGGGGTACTCGCTCAACCGGCGCTACCAGCCGCCGACCGACGGCCGCACGACGGCGCTGGAGGTGGCCTACAAGCGAGTGGCAGCCGACTACCGGCGCCGAGTGGCAGCCGGGCCGGAGTCGATCGCCGGGACGATCGCTCAGGCCGAGGAGGAGCGGTTCCAGGCGATCGGTGGAGCGGTCGTCGCCGAAGGTCGCAAGGGGGAGAGCAATGCCGAAGTCGCGGGGACGAAGCGATCACCGACGAAGAGTGGAGGCTCGGGCTCGTCGAGCGGAGGCGGAAGCGGAGCGGACCGGTCTGGATCCGCGAAAGACGTCGGTGGTGCATCGAAAGGCGGCTCAGCGGGCACGGGTGGCAGCTCGACGAAGTCAGCCGCCGAAGGGGCTCAGCGAAAGCCGCCCCCTGATCGACAGGTCAATCGGACCGCTGAAGATGCCGACGAACCAACTCCGACAGGAGTCGACGCTGGTCCAGCCAGCGCCGCAGATGTCGCCGAGGAAGACGCCGCTCGTCTCGAAGCAGAGCTTCGTCGTGAGGCAGCCCTGAGCGATGGCGAGAAGCGCAAGCTCCTCGAACAGGTTGCCCAACAAGAGATGGAGATCCGTCTCGAACGGATGGTCAACGACGACATCGCGATGGCGAACCGGTCGGCGTTCCGGAACGCGATCAATGCGGCACCAGCGGGAGTGATCACCGGCTACCGGCGGGTGCTCCACCCCGAGCTGTCGAAGACCGGCCAGTCGTGCGGGCTGTGCGTCGCCGCGTCGACGCGGATCTACAAGAAGAAGGATCTCCTGCCGCTGCACAACCTGTGCAACTGCGAGCCCCAGGAGATCGTCGACGGCCGCGACGTCGGCCAGCAGATCAACGATGAAGACCTCGACATCCTTTATGGTGAGGCGGGATACAGCACTCACCGCACGGACCTGTCGAACACGAAGTGGAAGATCTTCGACCACCCCGAGCTCGGGCCGGTTCTCCGGTCGGTGCCTCGGAACAAGAAGAGCAAGCCCGCGCAGATACAGTTCGGCTCGCGGGAGTCAGCAAACGACCGGGGAGGTCAATCATGATGAAGCACATCACCCGAACTCGCGCGATCGCCGCGGCGATGCCCCTCGACGGTGGGCTGCCGTTCACCGGCCGTCCCGCGCGCGCCGGGCGCGCGATTCCGCGCCGCGACGACAACGGGGGTCACCCCAACGGCGGCAAGACGGACGCCGACAAGGACGACGACACCGACGCCGACAAGGACGAGGACAAGGACGACGACGAGCCGAAGCCCGTCGACGTCAAGGGATCTCCCGAGTACAAGGAAGCCGAGAAGCAGCGCAAGGCCGAGAAGGCGCGCGCCGACAAAGCCGAGCGCGAACTCGAAGAGGCGCGCCGCAAGGGGATGTCCGACGACGAGCGTCAGCGTGCCGAGGCCGTTGACGCGGCTGTCGCGACCGCGGTGTCCGAGAAGGAGACCGAGCTGACTGATCACTACGAGGGTCAGATCGCCGCGCTCCAGACCCAGATCATCGACTCGACGATCGAGAGCGTATTCGCCACCGGTGGACTGGATCGCAAGGATTACGAGGACGTGATCGCGACTTTGGACAAGACCCTGTTCGTCAAGGACGATGGGTCTGTCGACCGGGAGAAGGTCAAGAAGACCCTGGCACCGCTCACCAAGGCGGCGGTCTCGCGGCCCCCTCGGACGAGTAGCGCCCGGCGGACCGAGAACAAGGGCTTCGGCCGCTATCTCGAATCGAAGGACTGAGAGAAGGAGAAGGCTCCATGGCCGGTTTGACCCCCACTCGGACGAACAACCAGAACGTCCGCGACCACACCTGGCTCGCCTCGCGCGAAGGTGTGGAGAACGCCCGAAGCATCACCCTCCACTACGCCAGCCTCAACGCCGCTGGCACGCACAAGCTGGAGAACTGGGTCCGCGGCGGCACCCCGCTCGGCGAGATCACCACCGCCGGAGCGACCAAGGGCCAGCTCGGACTGTACGATCCGACGGCCACCGACGGCCGACAGAAGCACGCGGGCTTCCTGCTCGACTCGGTCCAGCTCTCGGACCCGGTCACCGGACAGGCGAACACGCCGATCACCGGCGCCCTGCACCAGCGGGGCCAGGTGTTGGTCAACCGTCTCCCGGTCGCGTTCGACGCGAGCGACGCGGACGTGTCGCCGTACTTCATCTACCGGACGCAGTAAGACCGGTCGGACAGAGACCAGGAAGACAGGAGAGGGTAAATGCCCATCAATCGCGATTTCGTTGATCCGGCCGAGCTGACCTCGCAGGTGCGAGTTGCTCTGGCGGACTACGACATCAACGGCCCGAACACGCTCGCGCCGTACCTGCCGTCGGAGACCCTTGACGACATCGAGTACGAGGCCGACACCGGCCAGGGCGGGCTCATCGAGGCCGCGATGTACCGCGCGTTCGACGCCGAGCTGCCGCTGGCGAACGACGAGGCCGCGGGCCAGATGCGCGGACGCATCCACCCGCTGGGCCAGAAGATCCCTCTCTTCGAGGAGGATCGGATTCGCCTGCGCAACGGTGCCGAGGACGGCCTGCGCGCCTACATCGACCGCGTGTCGAAGCGGATCGCCAAGGCCGTTGCGCTCCAGATCAACCTGAAGCGCGCCGAGGCTCTGACCACCGGCAAGCTCCAGTTCGTCGGCAACGGCCAGAACTTCCCGGTCGACTTCGGCCGTCGCCCCGACTTCACGTTCACCGCGGCGACCCTGTTCTCCGATCCCGACGTCGATCCGTTCGGCGTCCTGGAGGACTGGAACGAGGCCTACTTCGACGAGAACGGCTTCGAGATCGGCAAGTTGCTGGCGCCCAAGGAGGTCATCAACGCCTTCTACCGGCACCCGCTGGTGACCGCGCTGGCCTTCGGTCGCCGCGTCACCGACGTCCCGGACGGCGCCGTGGCGCCTCCGTCGGCGATCGACGCGCTGTTCGGCGAGCGGGACCTGCCCGGCTTCACCAAGATCGGTGGCCGGATCAAGGTGCGCGACATCAACAACCAGACCATCATCAAGGATCTGGTGCCGCGCGACGGGATCATCGCCCTCGACGGCGAAGGCGATGCCGCGGTGGCGGGGTCGAGCGAGCTCGGCTCCACCATGTGGGGCAAGACCATCGAGGCCGACAAGCCCGAGTGGGGCCTGTCCGCCGAGGGTGACGGCCCCGGCATCGTCGCCGCTGTCCACGACAACGACGACGTTCCGGCTCGCATGTGGGTCTCGGCCCACGCGATCGCGATGCCGGTCCTGGTCAACCCGAACTACTCCTCGTTCATGAAGGTGCTCTGATCATGGCGTCGAAGAAGCTCAACACCTACGTGTGGCTCCGGGAGCCCGGCGCCCTTGCTCAGACCTCGTTCGCCCCGGGAGACACCCTCCCGGAGTGGGCCGAAGAGCTGCTGGCCAACAGCCCGCACGTCTTCGAGGGGTACGTGAAGCCGGGCCGGAAGTCGACCACCGTCAAGGTCCCGCTCCCGAAGGACCAGCCGTCCGACCCGGCCGACTACAAGCCGACCGGCGAGGCGACCGGCAAGGAGCCCGCGGCGACCGAGGAGGGCAAGACCCAGCTCGAAGACCCGGACGCCGAGGACGAAGGTCCGAAGCAGCCGAAGGGCAACGCCTCTCGCGAAGCCTGGGCCCTGTTCGCCGGTCACGACGACATCGGGGTGCCCGTTACTCCCGACATGAGTCGTGACGATATCAAGGCGGCGTGCGCCGAAGCTGGCGTCCTCGACGACGAGTAAAGACCGGACCGAGAGGCCCGACCACAGGACCAGGGAGGATTGGCGAATGACCGCGTTGGCCACGTTTGATCACGTGCAGAGCGGATTCGAGAAGCCGATCCCTTCCTCATTGAAGCCGAAGGTGGAAGTGTTCCTGGGTCGGGCCTCTCGTCGTCTGCACCTGGTGGTGCCCAAGCTCGCCGCGGCGATCGACAAGGCCCTCGCCGAGAGCGACTACGACCCCGAGAGCCCCGAGGACGAGACCAACGAGGTGCCGGTCGTCGTCGGGTTCGCCCGGGACATGATCGTCCAGGCCGCGGAGAACAAGCTCCGCAACTTCAGCGGGTACTCGTCCGAGAGCGCCGGGGTGTTCTCGGTGACCCGCGAAGACTACTGGGCCAAGGGCCGCATCGTCTTCGAGCCCGAGGATCTACGTCTGCTCAACGAGAACATCGACGAGACCTTCGGCGCCGTGCTCACCGGACCGATTCGTACGTCCGTACCACCCCATCGGTGGCCCTGATGATCGGGATGAACGCCTGGATCGGCGGGATCGACGTCGAGGTCTGGAACGAGCCGACCAAGGACTCCTGGGGCAACACGAAGCCGACGCACCACCGGCTCACCCTGGAGAGCGTCCCGTTCGTGCCGCGCACGACTACGATGGCCACCAACGACAGCTTTCGCGAGCGCATCGAGAGCGGGTACGCGTTGTACCTCTCGTCCGAGCAGATCGCCCAGTTGCGCGAGGCCGACGAGTTCCGCATCACCTTCCCCTCCGGTCAGCGAGCAGCGTTCGCGCTCGACGGTTCGCTGGAGGGCCTCATGTGGGACCTGAACCCGTTGTCCAGCACCGATCTGGGTAACGAGGTCAACCTGAAGTTCCTCCGGCGGATCGGAGCCCGAAGTGCCTGAGGCAGGAAGCCACCCGAACGACCGCTGGCGCAACGGGTATCGGCAGAACACCCGCGGTACCGGCCAGCTCCTCCGGCACTCGAAGCCGCTCGACCGAGCGCTGCGCTACTCCGCGGTCCAGATCGCCTGGTACTACCGACGGAAGCTTCCCCGCTCCAACGAGGCGGGGATGCCGTCGGCCGACCAGGTGCGCGTGTTCAAGCGGGTCCCCGGCGGTCGGAAGAAGGACCGCATGGAGATGATGGTCGTCGCGTCGAACCAGAAGAACATGAAGAACATGGCCCGGACCTTCCGCGGTGGACTCGCTCACGTGTCCGGCGGTCGGAAGGTCTCGGCCCGGGGGAGGGTATCGAATTGACCTGGCAGCAACCAACGCTCGACCAACTGATCGCCGACGCAGGCGAGCGCATCCCGGGTTTCAACAGCGACTTCCCGGACGGTGCGCAGTACGCCGACATCGAGAAGGTGTTCGCCTTCGTCCTGCGGCCCCTGGTCGAACTCGACGAGCACATCGGCAATTTCGTGATCGCCGACTACGACCAGGACAAGATCGACCCCGATACCGACACGGTCATCGAGACGCCTTTCATCGAGATCCACCGCCGCGGTGGCGAGTACAACCCCGACGACTTTAGCTACTCGCCGAACGTGGAGGTACTGTTCTGGGGTAAGTCGAGGGACATGGCCAACGGCACGGCTGACCTAGGGACGATCCTGCTCCTGGGCTGCGGTGGAGCCGAGGTAGACGGCGTCTATCTCGACTTCGTGGAGGACGCGACGGGCGACGAAGAGATTCGTCAGAACAACTTCGACGACCGCTGTGTCACACGACAATTCCGAACGGGATACCGACCCACCTACCCCGACTGATCGGGACTGGAGATAAGGAGCAAGGCAGATGCCTTCTTTCGCATCCTTGGCGAAGCGCCAGGGTGAGCTGATCCGCAAGCCGCTCGCAGGCATCATCGGCGTTGCCCCCGAGGATCTCGAACTGGACGCCGACTTCAAGCTGACGACCCTCGCGGCCGGTGGAGCGATCGAACTCGCCGACCTCAGCGACTTCGACCAGCTCGGCTGGGTCTCGAAGTCCGACGGCGTCGTATTCTCGGCCGACACCGAGACCAGTGACGTCGAGTCGTGGGGCGCGCTGGAGCCGACCCGCTCCGACATCACCAAGGACGTCACCTCGGCGCAGTTCACCTGCCAGGAGACGAACAAGGTCGTCCTGGAGATGTTCTACAACGTCAGCCTGGAGACGGTGTTCGGCGACTACGACACCGGCGAGGTCGACTTCAACCAGGCCGTCGACCCCTCGACGACCTACCGCCGGATGCTGTTCCTCTCGAAGGACGGCAGCGGACCGAAGGAAGTCTTCATCGGCAAGCTGATGCCGCGCGCCGGTGTCACCGCGAAGTCGGACCAGAACTGGAACTCCGAGGACGCGCTCGTCCACGGCATGACCATCACCGCGAAGGTCGACGACGAGATGGGCTACGCCGTGCGGCACATGTTCGGTGGCGCGGGCTGGAAGGCTCAGCTCACCAAGATGGGCTTCACCCTGGCCCCCGCGCCGACCCCGTAGAACCCAGCCCGGCTCGCTCTTCCTCCCCGGTAGCGAGCCGGGTTGGCTCCACCGGGGAGGCCCCTCTCACCCAAGGAGAAGATCATGGCCTTCGAGCCGATCCAACTGGTCCACCCGAAGACCGGCGCCGTCGTCACTGCGACGACCGCGGTCGACCTCACCAACTTCCGCTTCAACGACGGCTACGTGCTGGCCGACCAGGCAGAGGCCCTCGTCAAGCCCGAAGGCGGGGCCGAGAAGCACCCCAAGCTCGCCGAAGGCCTGAAGGTCGTCGCCGATATCCGGTCGGCTCAGGCCGATTCCGAGGAGGCTCCGGAGCCGGAGGCCGACGGCGAGAAGGCGGATGCCGAGTCGGAGAAGCCCGGCGAGGTATCCTCGCCCCAGGGGTCTCGGTCGTCCGGCCGAGGCGCCAAGACCGCCGCGAAGAGCGGAACGGACGCCAGCGGGAACGACGTCGGCGTCTCCTGATCCACAACCTACCGGGGAGGTAGAACAGCACCATGGCAGTCAATTTCGCTGATCTGGAACGTCGCGCCGCCAAGCGGACTGCGCGCTTCAACCGCTCGCCGTTCGTCATCAACGTCGAGGGCGACGATCCGATCGAGATCAAGTACCCCGACTCCATCGCGTCGATGGAGTACGAGCGGGCCTCCACGGTCTACGACCAGTTGCGGGTCCTCACCGACTCGGACTTCCCGCGCGTGCTGGATCTCGTGCGGGGCAAGGACATCTCGGTCGTCCAGCTCATGATCACCGAGATGTGGGCTCACTGGGGCGATGACTCCGGCGAGGTGCCCGGGGGAAAAGAGGGCTGATCGAGCTCTTCGACCAGTACGGCCGCGAGATCCTTCTCGACTTCAGGTCGTACTGGTCGGGGCTCGATGTCCTCGACTACTTCACCGGCGATCGATCGTGGTTCGAGTTCTACGACTTCCTCTTCGGACTCCCGAGCTGGTCGCGCTTCCAGGCCAAGATGGCTCTCGATCCGGCCTATGCCGAGATGATCCACCAGCGGAAGTTGGAGGCCGGGGAGTACGAAGACGACGACGAGGACGACAGCGACGAAGGCTGGAAGCCCGAAACTCGTTCGCAGGAGGGGTTCAGCCCCGTCATCGCGACGATGTACACGGCGATCGAGTCCATCAACGAGGTCTCGCGCACCCTCATCGCTGTCCACGGGAACAAGCCGCCGAACCGACAGAAGCTCCCGAGACCGTTCTCGGCTCTCGACCTGCTGGAACTGGAAGACGAACGCGATGACATGCACGATCTCGCCGCGAGGTTTGGCATGAAGCAACCGGGCTGAGATAGGATCGAATCGGCCTAACCGAAGGGCATCAGGGATCGGAAACCCCTGGTGCCCTTTCGCATATCAGAGAGGGGTGAGACGTGGCGAAGACCTTCCTCGTTGGCGAAGGCGCCGTCCGTCTGGTCCCCAACGCCGCCGGGTTCCACACCCGCGCGCGTACTGATCTCGCCAAGGACAAGCTCACCGTCGGCGTCAATCTGAAGCCGAACCTCTCCGGATTCAAGACCGAGGCACGGAACCAGCTCAAGTCCGTTCAGGGACTTCGGGTTTCGGTTGACCTGCGTCCCGACGTCACCGGGTTCGGCCGCGAGGCCCAGGCGAAGCTCGACGCCACCCGGAAGCTGAAGGTCGACGTCGCCGTCGAGGCTCGCGTCGACCGCGGGTCCGTCGCCGCCGCGCATCGCGAGATGCAGGCGCAGCTCCTCGCGATGGGTCCGCTGAAGGTCTCGATCGAATCCCGGATCGACGACGACAGCCTGCGCCGTGCGATCGAGACGCTGCGTGCGCGCGTCGCCGCGGCGAACATCACCGCGAACATCAACAGCCGCAACGGCCGCGGGCCTCTCGGTGGGATGGGCGACCGAGACGGCGGCGGTGGAGGAGGCCGGGGTCGGCCGGTCCGCAAGGCCGCGATCGCTACCGGCGTCACCATGGCGCCGATCGTCACCAACGCCGCCGTCGGCGGGCTCACCGCGCTCATCGGTGCCGCGTCGCAGGCTGCCGGGGCCCTGGGCCTGCTCCCCGCGGCCGCGACGGCTGCCGGTGCTGGGCTCGCCGCGATCGCGATCGGCGCTGCCGGTATCGGCGGTGCGTTCTCCGCGCTGAGCAAGGAGTCGGCGTCGGCCGGGACCGCGGCGCAGCAGAGCGGGGCTCAGCAGGCCTCTGCGGCGCGTTCGATCGCGGCTGCCGACCGAGGGCTGGCCCAGGCTCACCGCGGCGTCACGCGCTCGCTGGAAGACCTCAACGACGCACGCAAGGATGCGCTCCGACGGCTGCGCGACCTCAACGACGAAGCGAAGATGGCGCCGATCAACGAGCGCGAGGCCGCGCTCGCGATCAAGGAGTCGACCCGAGCCTTGCAGGAGGCCTACGCCTCCGGCGACGGGCTGGAGATCGAGGGCGCGCAGATCGACCTGGAGAAGTCGCGGCTTCAGTACGACCAGCTCCGCAAGCAGAACGACGACCTCGCAACCGATGTCGCCGAGGCGAACCGTAAGGGGGTCGAGGGCGACAAGCAGGTCGTCGCCGCCAAGGACGGCGTCGTCGACGCCAACAACGCGCTCATCGACGCCCAGGACGCGCTCGCCAGCGCGATGCAGTCGGCTGCCGACGCGGCGACCTCGATGGCTGCCGGGGTCAACCAGCTCGACCAGGCGATGGCGAAGCTCTCGCCGAACGCGCAGCAGTTCGTCCGGCAGATCCACGCGCTCGGCCCGGCCTGGACCGAGACCCGAAAGTTCATCCAGGACGCGCTGTTCAACCGGCTCGGTGACTCGGTGACCAAGCTCGCCGGGGTCCAGCTCCCGGTGCTGCGCACCGGCCTGGCGGGGATCGCCACCGAGATCAACGGCGGGCTCCGCGGTGCGCTGGCGACCTTCTCGACCGACATGGCGCGCGCCGACTTCACGACCACCCTGGAGAACTCCCGGGGGATGTGGGCCGGGATCGCGCAGAGCTTCGCGCCGTTCGCGCAGGCCTTCATGAACGTGGCCACCGTCGGCTCGACGTTCATGCCGCGGCTCGGCACCGCGGTGTCGAACATGGCCTCGAACTTCAAGCAGTTCACCGACGAGGCCCGCGCCGACGGCTCCATGCAGGAGTTCTTCGAGAACTCGCTGACCATGGCCAAGCAGCTTGGCCGCATCCTCGGCAACGTCGGAGCCATTGTCGGACAGATCTTCTCGGCCGGAGCGGAGACTGGCGGCGGCTTCCTCAACACCATCGAGACCGCGACGGCAGAGCTGCGCGAGTTCCTCGGCTCGACCGAGGGGCAGGAGGGCCTGAAGACCTTCTTCGCCGGGGTCAAGGAGGCCGTCCAGGCGCTCGCGCCGATCATCCAGATCGTCGGCAGCGTCCTGCTCACCGTGCTCGGACCGGCGCTGACCGACTTCGTCATCGCGCTCGGCCCCGGACTCGTCGCGATGTTCGAGGGGCTCGGCAACGGTCTCGCTGCCATCCAGCCGGTGATGACCGTCGTCGGCGAAGCCTTCGGCGCGCTCGGCAAGGAACTCGGCAGCGTCTTCGAGGTGCTCGGCCCGGTCATCGCGCAGACCCTCTCCGCGCTGGCCCCGGCCGTTGCGCCGCTGGCCCAGCTCCTCGGTGCGATCATCAAGGCGCTGGCTCCGATCCTGCCGCTGGTCGCGCAGTTCGTCGGTCTCCTGATCTCCGCTCTCGCACCAGCTTTCACCAAGATCGTCGAGGCGCTGACCCCCGTCATCCAGTCGCTCGTCGACGCGCTGATGCCGATCCTGCCGCCGATCATGGACGTGCTCGGCCAGCTCGCGGGGACGATCGCCGACGCGCTGGTCATGGCCCTCCAGGCCATCGCGCCGTTCCTGCCGCAGCTCGTCGGCGCGTTCGGCTCGCTGCTGACTGCGATCCTCCCGCTCATGCCGGTGTTCGGCGAGCTGATCGCCTCGCTGATCCCGCCGCTGATCAGCGTGCTCGAAGGCATCATGCCGACGGTCGTGCGGATCATCGAGATCCTCGGCGACCTCATCGGATACATCGTCCCGATCCTAATCCCGGTCCTGCGCCTGCTCGCGGCGGTCGTCGGCGAGGTCTTCTCGTGGATCGGCTCGCTGATCGGCGCCATCTTCCGCAACGTCCTCGACCCGATCTTCATCGCGATCGGCTGGGCCCTCCAGAAGCTCGGCGACTCCTTCCACTGGCTGTGGGAGGTGGCGATCAAGCCTGCCTGGGACGCGATCTGGGGTGCGATCAAGTGGGGCTGGGAGAACGTCATCAAGCCCGCGTTCGACGCACTGATGACCGGCATCGGCAAGGTCGGAGACTTCTTCTCCAGCGTCGTCACCGGCATCGGAAAGGCCTGGGCTCTGCTGGGGTCCATCGCGGCGAAGCCGATCAACTGGGTGATCAATCACGTGGTCAACGGCGGTATCGGCCGCGCGTGGAAGGCCGTCGACAACTTCCTCGGCGGGCACCTGCCGGACTGGGCCGACGTCCCCCAGATCAAGATGGCCAGCGGCGGCGAGGTGCCCATGGCCAAGGGAGCCGAGAAGGGCAAGGACTCGGTCCGCATCCTCGGTATGCCCGGCGAGCACATGTGGGACGTCGAGGACGTCAACCGCGCCGGTGGCCAGCGGGCGATGTACCGGATGCGCGACATGGTCATGCGTGGCGAGCCGTTCACCTGGACCCCGGGCGGGCTGGCTGCCGCGACCGGCGACGGCGCGATGCCGCGCTACGCCAAGGGTGGCGAACTCTCGGCCGGTGACAAGCTCACTCCGCTACCCGGCGAGGGTGGCCTCCAGCCGATCGCGCAGCTCATGGCGCGTATCATCAAGCGCACCTGGCCGAAGAGCGTCAGCTCGATCGGCGGCTACCGTCCGCCGGACGGCTACAACGAACACTCGTCGGGTCGCGCGCTCGACGTGATGGTCGACAGCATGAAGACCGGTGACGAAGTCGCCGACTTCTCGATGGCGAATCACCCGAATTACCCGGTGACGCACACCATCTGGAAGCAGATGATGCACTACCCGCCGGACGGTCGCACCGAGGGTATGGACGACCGCGGGTCGCCGACGCAGAACCACATGGACCACGATCACATCTGGTATGCGCCGAACCAGGGGGCGATCAACCCCAACGTCATGCCGGACAACATCGCGTTCGGCGGGGTCACCGACGCCGCTGTGCGCAAGGGCATCACCGCCTGGGCCGAGAAGGCCTTCAACACCGCGCTGGCGCCGGTCAAGAAGATCCTCGACAGCGGCGCGTTCACGCCGCCGCCGGAGATCAAGGCTGCCCCGCGCGAGATGTACAAGGGCATGGTCGAACCGGCCAAGGAGAAGCTCCTCGACAAGGTCTCGGAGCTGACCTCGGTCGAGGGCTGGAAGAACATGCTCGGCGGCGCGGTCGACAAGGTGAAGTCCGGCGCAGGCAATCTGCTCGGCGGGCTGAAGCGCGTCCTGTTCGACACCGGCGGCGTCGTCCGGCCGGGCACTACCGTGGTGCAGAACGACACCGGTCGCGATGAGTACATGCTCAACCCGACCGAGACCATCCTGCTCCGCGGTCTCGTTGCGGCACTGCGCGGCATCGGCATCTCCCCGGTTCTGCCCCAGGACCAGCAGACGACCCCGGAGACCCAGGACGTCAACATCCAGTCCGTCGGCGGTCAGCAGACCACCCCGGGCGAGCTGCCGACCCCGCAGCAGCAGGAGATCAAGCCGCCGACGGCGTCGGACCTCGACGGAGGCCTGGCGGGGACCGGCTCCGGCGCGGCGACGATCCCGCTGAAGCGCAACCCCGATGGCACGTACACCTCGACCGATCCCGAGTGGGCCAAGCTCATCAACCGGGAGTCCGGCGGCGACCCGACGATCACCCAGAAGATCACCGACGTCAACTCCGGGGGCAACGAGGCTTCGGGCCTGTTCCAGATCGCCAAGGGCACCTGGGCTTCCAACGGCGGCACGAAGTTCGCGCCGACCGCCGGTGAGGCGACCCCGGAGCAGCAGGCTGAGATCGCAGCGAAGATCTTCAACGAGCAGGGTGGCTCCCCGTGGGGCTCCGGCGCCGGGCAGAACTTCGGCCGCGAGGACGAGGCGCTGCTGCGCAAGGGCATCCGCCCGGCCGGGACCAAGGACGACCCGGTCAACGTCGTCACCCAGAACACCCCGTCGGACGACCCCTCGAAGGATTGGGAGACCACGGCCGACACGAAGCCGGGAGACACCACCGGTTCGGCGTACGGCCAGAACCTCCAGGGTGCGGCGATCGGCCCGGACGGGCAGTACAAGCCGGACCAGAACGTGCCCAAGGGCGGGAACATCGACCCGTCGACGAAGCCGATGTTCACCAACCCGTTCGAGACCGACGGAGGCAAGTTCGCGCTCGGCTTCGGCAAGAGCGCGCCGCTCGGGATCGGCGCCCCGCAGATGGAGAAGGCCGCGGAGAAGGCCCCGGCTCTCACCGAGTTGGCCAACGGGATCGCCAAGGCCGCACCGGCATGGGGCGCGGCGCTGGCGGGGAACCCGGCTGCCCTCGCTGCGAACATCGGGCAGGCCACCGGTGCTTGGGCCACGAAGACCGCGCAGGACTTCGCGACCTACCTCCCCGAAGCTGCTCCAGGGATGCTGGAGTCCGCGCTGTCGGCGGTGGGAGGCCCTCTCATTGGTACGGTGAACACCGGAGTCAGTGAGGCTCAGCTCATGTCCACCATGGAGGACGCACAGAACCGGCAGATCCGCCGGACCAAGACCGGTCGCCGGAGGTACTGATGAGTGGGGGAGGCCTCAGCCGCGGGGATCGCACGCACATCATCTTCCGGGGGCCCGAAGGTCCGAAGCCGTTCTGGCTCTCCGGGATGCGCGGGCAGGGCAAGCAAGGCGTCGAGCTGGCCAACGGTCTCGTCGGCCTCGACCGTCCGCCGACCGAGCTGGTGTGGCTCCAGGAGGCCCGGCAGAACGGCGCCGACCTCGTCGGCAGCAACGTCGACATCCGAACGGTCAAAGGCGCGGTCAACATCCTGGGCAAGACGCCCCGAGGAGTGCGCGCAGCCTACGACGACTGGCAGCGAAACAACTTCGTGGACCGGTACTCCCGGATCTTCTTCATCAACAGCTACAGCGGCGTCCGGTTTCTCGACGTCCTGCTCGGCGCGTCGCCGGACGGATCGCTCGACAAGGACCCGGCGCTACTGCGGCGCCTGGTGAACTACCCCTGGACCTGGGTCGCGCCGAACCCCTTCTACAAGGGCTACACCGAGACCTTCCGCGCGAAAACCCTGGGCAGCGGGGACGAGTTCGTCCGGATCAAGGTGCGCAACTTCGGCAGCGCCCCACGGGTCTATCCGCGCATCTACCTGCCCGGCCCCGGCGTCTGGCACATCCCTCGCGGGACCCGGCTGCCGAACTGGCGGGGCGAGGAGAACCTCGGACCGCTCGTCGAGGACGACATGATCCCCCTGCCGCCGATCAAGTCCGGCGAGGGCATCTGGCTCAATCCGGATCCGCGCATCGAGACCATCACCCGGGTCGATGCCAATGATCCGACGAACAAGGCCAAGGAGAAGAACCTCTGGGCTCAGATGGGAGGCCAGCGGCCGAAGCTCTGGCTCAACCCCCGCTCGCAGGAGACCTGGAAGTTCCGCTGCGTCGGCGGCGTCGGCGGACGCGAGGCGAAGATGGTCGTCCAGCCCCTCTACCTGACGTTCTGGTGAGCCGATGCCTCCTCTTCTGAGCGACGCACCCCCGATCTCCATGGACGATCGGGGCATCCTGCCTCCGTGGCGCACCGAGGCCGACATCGAGGTCCGCCGGTGGATCGGCGACGACCCGATGGGTCTCGAAGGCTACTGCAACGACTTCATCGAGGCCGAGTTCGACTACGTCGAGAACGCCACCGGCCCCGGCCATATCGAGGTCCCCCACAACTCGAAGTGGGCTCCGATCTTCGCCAACTGCGACAACGAGGTCGTCCTCGTTCACGCCAAGGTCAACGGCGAGTGGTGGACCGGCCGCGTCGACAAGTGCCGCAAGGTCCGGAAGGGCAAGAAGCGCACCGTCATCGCCGAGCTCGTGAGCGACTACGTGTGGCTCGAAGCGATGTTCTGTTGGCCGAATAACTTTGCGCCGCTTGGCATTCAGTGGCCCAAGAAGAACGTCAAGCTCATGCCGACGAAGAGCATGATCGAGAGCTACATCTTCGAGGTGCTGTTCCGGCTCCAGGCGTTCGGTAGTGGCCTCTACCGGTTCCCCATCGGGTTCTTCGACAACCCGGGCGAGAACTGGTGGTCGATGAAGGTCAAGGACTGGGCTCGACCGTGCGTGGTGATCCCGGGCAGCCTCCTCTACGACACCACGCGCTGGAACACGTTGCTGGCGCGGATGACTCCGCTCGACGAGCTGTTCAAGGACGTCACCTACGACGAGCACGTGGTGATCAAGGCCCAGGCCTGGGTGAAGGGGCGCGACCCGCAGCCGTCGGACGCGATCACGCTGGAGCGCTCGTGCATCTACTTCAAGGTCGAGGACAAGCGCGCTGTCGTCGGCCGGACCGGCACGGTCCTCGACGGCCTGTTCAACACCATCATCGACACCATCTCGCCGGTGGTCGAGAACGTCGTCGGCGCCTTCACCGAGAACAGCGAGATGTACTCGCTGTCGCACTTCTTCGGCACCGACCCCAAGGACCCCTGGGTCGTCATCCGCGAGGACGACATCGACGACGACATCGAGGAGTCGGAAGTCGTCATCAACAGCCCCCAGGCGCACACCGGGATCGTCGGTGGACAGGCCCCGGAGTGGCTGAACAAGGGCATCGAGATGGTCGCCAACGCGGCGATCGGCGGGATTCTGGCCATGGCCGGGGTCTCGTTCCTCTCCGACCTGATCAGCGGGGAACTCTCCGACATTGCGCTGGCCTTCCAGAGCCAGACCGACGAACGGCTCCGGTCGAAGTTCGGCATCATGATGCTGCCGGAGGCCTACCCCGGCAGTGGGACCACGGCCTACACCTACGACTCGGTCCAGGCTCTCCGCAAGATCATGCACGAGACCCGGCCGTACCGGACGTTCTCGGTCACGGTCAACGACGGGAAGCCGTTCGTTCCGTTCGTCCACTTCGGCATCGGCGACCCGATCGGCTGGGAGGACGACGGCGAGATCCACGTCGACTACGTCCGCCGGATCACCGTCACGCTCAACCGGGAGAAGCGGACTCGCCTCACGATCAAGGTCGGCGACGACCAGGCGCCCCGGGACCCAATGGAACTCGCGCTGAAGCGGGTCGAGGGGGTCAAGCAGGCCTTCGACTTCTGGACTTTGTCGGATGGCTGATGACGACCGATAGACTGACTCGCGAACCGAGGGAGACACCATGAGCGCGCCAGTAACCACCGTCCGCGAGGCGATCGCGAAGCTCGTCCTGCGTTGGGACGGCGACGCTCTGGACTACGAGTCCGAGCGGCGTGCGTTCATCGAGGTGACCAACGGTGAGGGCGAGCTACTCCTGCCCCGCGGCCGGAAGGGCGACAAGGGCGACGACGGCCTCCCGGGACCGAAGCTCGCGCCGGACCTCATCCTCGAAGAGGACCAGGACGCCGACATCACCCCGCAGCTCCCGGCCGGTCTCAGCGACGTCGACCGTGGGTACGTCGTGGTCAACGACACCACGAAGACCGCGTGGTTCTGGAGCGGAACGGGCTGGCAGATCGTCCACGACGTCGTCGGGATGCAGGGCGAGCGCGGACCGGCCGTCGGTTTCTCCATCGGCACCATCACCACCTCCCCGGCCAACGGTTCCGCGTCGGTGTCCATCGACCCCGCGTCGACGCCGGGGAACATGATCCTCAACTTCACCCTCCCCCGCGGTGGGCAGGGTCCGGTCGGTGTCGGCCAGCGCGGTCTGGCGGGCGATGCCATCTTGCAGGCCAACGACTTCGCCGCCCCCGAGGGCGGGGCCGAGGGCATGACCGACGGCACGACTCTCGTCTGGGACAGCACCGTCGGCAAGTTCATCCCGATGATCGTCAACAGTGGACCGGCCGGACCGTACGGCCTCGGCCCCAACGAGTTCACCGCGGTGAACGACAACAACTGGTCGAACGACTACAAGATCATCGCCCAGATCACCGTCCCCGAGCAGCCTTTCGCCTGGCACCCCCGAGTCTTCGCGCAGTGCGACGTCCGGCTCACCGGCATCCAGGCACGCGTCGACCTCGAAGCTCGACTCGGCTCGCCGACGGGCCCGATTGTTGGCCGCGGCCCGGGACACACGATCTCGACGTTCATCGACAACTACTACCCGCGCGACCTCTCCCCGGCGTTCGAGGGTGGCCCGATCACCCCCGAGTCCACGGCGTACTCGATCCCGCGGAACACTCCCGGGACGATCTACCTCGTCATCCGACGGATCGACACCCTGGCCACCTTCGGCGTGAGCACCCGCAAGGACCGTGCGTCACTGACCGTGTACTGCGACCCGATTCCGGGGTCGGAGTCCTAGGTGGACGCCCTCGATCTCAACCGGCACACCCCGGAGGAGCTGCTCCTCGCGGGCAAGAAGATCGCGCTCAAAGAGGACATCTGGGACCCGAAGTCGGTCGGCGAGATCGTCGCGAAGATCCTCGACCTGTTCGGCCTCGACATCCCAAACTGGGAAGACGCCCTGGCCAACTGGGAAGCGCTGAAGGATGCCTTCGAGGGCACCTACGTCGGCCCGGACCTCGCGCTCAACATCATCCAGAACACCATCGGCACCATCCGGCGGTTGGCGACCGGCCTGATCAACCCCGGTCGGCTCCCGCTGATCCCCTTCAGCCACATCGGCGAGACCTACCCGAACCTGCTGGAGAACGGCGGGTTCGAGAGCGCGGACTCCCTCGACGGCCAGAGCATCTGGACCTGGGACGGCACCGAGGGCCGCACCGCTCCCGGATCGGCGAAGGCCGTCGGCGACGGAACCCGAAAGGTGTTGCTGTCCAACAGCGTTCCCGCCACCGCGGAGCAGAAGTTCCAGATCTCGGGATGGGTGAAGTGGGCCGACCTGACTGGCGGGGCCAACGCGCTGCGCGTTTCGGTGGTCCCCTACCTCGGGGGCAACGTGCTCGCCGACGTCCCAATCGCCACGCGCAGCTCGCCGACGGCCAACTCCGGCTGGACCGAGCTCACCGGCACGTACGAGGTCCCGGCAGGCGTCGACAGCATCCGGCTCCAGGTCGAGGTCGGCGCGACGGTCACCGCGGGGTCCGTGTGGTGGGACGACATGCGGATCTCGAAGTACGGCAGCCTGCCCCAGCGCTTCATCGGCGGGCTCGTCGACGCGCTCGGGGACCTCGGCGAGGGCATCGTCGCGGTGGTCGGCCAGATCGGTGACTTCTTCGACCGGATCACCGGCCGCGTCGGCGCCACGATCGGCGACATCCAGGAGTGGATCTCGCAGCTCGGCACGATCCTGTCCGGCGGGACCGTCGGCGCCGGACTCCTTCCCACCCTGTCGAATGGCCTGCGCTTCGCCGTCAACGGGGTGCAAAGCTTCATCCAGAACGTCATCGACACGATCCTCTCGGCCCTGCGCAAGGTCCCGGTCATCGGCGGTCTGATCGGCGACGTCCACGAAGAGGTCGGCCAGCTCGGAGACACCGCACAGAAGGGCCTCTCGATCGCGCAGGACGGCCGGACGCTCGCGCAGTCGACGGTCTACAACATCGCGACCTCGCGACCCCTGTGGTCCGGCCTGGACCCCACCGCGGAGGTCTCGTTCCCGTGGAACGAGCTGTTCTACAACACCGGTGGAGCGATCTCGACCCAGACCATCACCCCGACGGTCGCGCGCATCGTGAAGGTCCGCTGCCAGGTCGACCAGATCATGAACACCGTTGCGTTCCTGGCCTCGAAGTCCGGGACCTCGCAGACCGTCTTCATGAACATCTACCGGTACAACCCGGACACCGCGATCTGGAACCGGGTCTACGCCACCTCGGCCAGCTTCGCCGCGCTCATCGGCGCCTCGCTCAACCGGGTCACCCTTAAGTTCTCCAACGACGGGTTCCCGGTCAGCGCGCAGGAACTCTACGCCTTCGAGTTCTGGTGTGTCGGTGGGAATATCACCTTCGCCGCGAAGACCGCGCCGGTCGCCCCGATCCCCGGGGTCGTCCCCGGCGCCATCGGTGGATCACGAAACCCCACCAGCGCCAACATGAACCAGATCACGAGCGCCGAGATGGAGGCGATGAACGACGGCAACACGATCTACCTGGAGTTCGGATCGGACCTCGGGCAGCTCGAACTTCCGCGCCACTTCTTCATCAACTTCGACAACTTCTCGTGGCAGAACTGGGTGCGCAACACCGTCGGCGAGAGCGGTCAGCTCCAGATCGTCAACGGCCGAGTGCAGTACGGCGGGAACGACGACGGTCTTCAGACCGCGGTCTTCGGGTCCCAGACCCTCACCGACGAGATGGCGATCATCGGCCGGATCGACGAAGATCCGAAGACCCTGGCCTACTCCATCCTCGGCATCTGCTCGGACAACACCACGGCCAACAAAAACGCACAGACCGTCCTCATGCGGATCTACCGCGGCTCGGTCGCGATCATGACTGGTACGACCGTGCGCAACAGCGCTGACGGCACCTTCGTCGCTGGCGATTACCGACTGCGTGCCGAGATCGTGACCGGAGGATTCCGGCGCTTCGTCGCCGAGCGGTGGAACGGTCAGGACTGGTCCTTCATCGTCGACTGGGTCGACAGTGGCTCGGTCGCAGGCAGCGGTCCCGGCCGACGGTACGGCGTCATCGCGATCCACCACGCCTTCTTCAACGCCGGTGCGGCGATCGACAACGTCCAGATCCTCGACATGGAAGCGGCATGACCTGGTCGCCAGCCCCACTCCCGGACGACGAGATCAATCCCGGGCTCGGGTGGTCCCCGACCGGGCCGACGATCCCGGCCGACTCCGAACTCGGTTGGTGGATCAAGACGCAGCTCCTCGCGAGCTTCGAGGGGACCGGCGACTTCCCGGCCTCCCTCGCTGCTCACCTGAACGCGACAGTCGAGGCGACCGGCTCCTTCCCGGCAGCCGCGGTGGCCCACCTGCTCGCGACCCTCACTGCCACCGGCGCATTCTCGGCGTCGACGACGGCCCACCTCACCGGCCAGTTCACCGGCACCGGGGAGTTCTCCGCTCGCGCCGCTCTGGCGGGGAGTGCGAGCTTCGAGGGCACCGGCTCGTTCTCGGCCGTCGCAGCGGCGCACCTGCTGGCGTCGATGGAGGGGCTCGGGTCCTTCGCCGCCAGTCAGCTCGCGCACCTCTTCGCGAGCTTCACTGGGACTGGGGCCTTCTCGGCTGCCGGTGCCTACAGCCCCGTCGACCCCGTCACCACGACCTACACGACCGTCGGCGCCTTCACCTACCCGATCCCGAGCTGGTGCATCTTCATCGACGTCATCGGGCTCGGCGGCGGGAAGGGTGGCCAGACCGGCTCTGGCGTCAACAGCCAGCCGGGCTCCGGCGGGCTCCCCGGAGCCTGGGCCGGGATCACCCTCCAGCGCGGGGTCGACATCCCCTGGAGCGAATCCCAGTTCACCGGGGTCGTCGGCGCCGGGGGAGCGGGAGGCGCGAACTCCGACAACGCGGCCGGAGGGAACGGCACCGCGTCGACGATCACCGCGTCGGTCGGCACCCTCACGGCAGCCGGAGGCACCGGCGTCAACAGCGGATCGACGAGACGCGATGGCCCGGGTCCCGGCGACTACACTTACCTCGGAATCACGTACACCGGTGGCGGGCTCTCCGACGGGAGCGGTCTCCCGGGGAATCCGCCCGGCGGCGGCGGCTCCGGCGGCAACGGCGGCGTGTTTGGCAACAGGACTCGCGGCGGCGCGGGAGCAAGGGGGCAGGTGTGGCTTCGAGCGCGACAGTCATAGAGTTCGAGACCGAGTTCTGGGTCGAGTTCGGGACCAGGACGGTCGTGCCACTCGGGACCGAGATCATCGGCAGGCGACTCGAAGACGCATACCTGATCGTCGAGGCCCGGTGCGTCTACGACTACGGCCCCTTCTCCGATGGCTACGCACCGGCTTTCGACTTCCAGGCGCTCCTCTTCGAGGCCACCCTGTTCGGGGAGCTCGTCGACCCCGTCGAGGTCACCTGCACCAGCACGCCGGACGGCGAAGGTGCCCGAATCACCACGATCAAGGAGTGAGCCATGGCTTCAACGAACGCCGACCGCATCGCCATCGTCGAGTACATGGCCTCCCGCGGGGCGAAGATCACCCCACACAACGGGGACCCCGGCACCACCGGCGCCAACCGCATCGGCACCCTGGAGGGCACCACCACCTGGGGGTCCGGGTCCGTTTCCGGGAGCACCGCGAAGTGTGTGGGATCGGCTGTCCCGTTCACCATTCCGGCCAACACCACGGTCACTCACTACGGCATGTGGAATGGGAATACCTACCTCCGCGGTTACCCCATGGACAACCCGATCACCGTCGGCGCCGCCGCGACGTCGGTCGACATCACCCCTGAGGCTCGCTACACCGTCCCCTGAGTTTCGGTTGCGCCCCAAGGCCGGTGATACCGTCGGGTAACCGGAGGAGGGGTGCGAGTGGCTGTCGGCGATGTGGTCCTGGATTTCGACCACGTGATCATCCCGCAGGAGACCTATTACTGGTGCGGACCTGCGACGATGCAAGTGCTCCTGTCGATTCGGGGCATCCGCGTGACCGAGAAGTACATGGCCGACCAACTCGGGACCACCGAGAATGGCACGGACACCATCCTCTATCTCACGCGAGAGCTGAACGAACGTCTCGGTGACATCTATCGCACCGTGCAGGTCCCGGGAGCCGGAGACCTCGACCAGTTCCGCAAGCACGTCTTCCACTCGATCGACGCCGGGTACGGCGTCGGCGGCAACATCATGGTGCCCCCGTCGAACTACCCGCTGCCACAGCGGGGAGAGCGCGCGCAGTACCGCGGTGGCTGGATCTACCACTACTGGTCGATCGTCGGAAAGAACGAGCGTCTCGACCAGATGGCCATTGCCGACAGCGGATTCCCGGACTACTACTACTGGGTGACCAGCAAGCAGGCCCTCTCGATGATCTCGGGGAAGGGCTACACCTGGGCTGCCAACGCCAAGGTCGCCGACGACTTCCTCGGCCTGTTGACCGACGCCGAGATCGCGAAGGTGCTCGCCGGTGCCGCACAGGTCGGCGAGCCGCACAGGGGGTCATGATGGACGTCGCAACACTCCGGAAGGCCCTGGCGCCAACGCCGCTCACTGACGACGAGCTGGCTCGGCATCTGCCCGCGGTCGAGGCCGCGATGACCCAGGCTGGAGTGACCACCGTGCGCCGTGCCGCGGCGTGGTTCTCGCAGATCACCGTCGAGTCCGGCGGGCTCCGGTACTTCGAGGAGATCTGGGGGCCGACTTCGCAGCAGCGCGGGTACGAGGGTCGCTCTGACCTCGGCAACACCGTGCCCGGCGACGGCTACCGCTTCCGCGGTCGCGGACCCATCCAGCTCACCGGCCGCAACAACTACCGGGAGTTCGGGAAGTGGTGCGTGGCACAGGGTCTCGTCTCCGACCCTGAGCACTTCACGAAGAACCCGGACCTCGTCGCGACGCCGAAGTGGGGGTTCCTCGCGGCCGCAAAGTACTGGGCGATGACCTGGCGCCGCGGCAAGTCGATCAACGAGTGGGCCGACGCGGGAGACATTCTCGCCGTCAGCCGATGCGTGAACGGGTGGGTCGACGGGTCCTACCCGTACCATTACGCCGAGCGCAAGAAGAGCTGGGACAACTGCCTCGCACTCGGCGAGGCGATACTACCGGGAGGTTTCCTCATGGCCATCGACGAAGCAGGACAGCGCAAGATCCTCGGCGCCGCGATCCAGACCGCGGACGCGCAGCAGACGGACCTGGAGAAGGGTGTAATCGGCCCCCGGCCGCAGCGCCACACCCAGTTCTACAACGTCGACGGCAACCCGTCGCTCGCAGCCAAGGGCAAGAAGCTCGCCTACCTGCGCGCGATGGTCATGGACCTCTGGAACGAGCTGGTCTACGACGGCTACGTCGCCGAGGTGGAGGACCCCGCGCTCGACGACAAGCGCTACGGCTCGCCGGTGCGATTCATCACCGCGATCCACAAGAACGTGCGGCAGAGCTTCCTGCTCATCCGCGCCATCGCCGACAAGGTCGGCGTCGACACCAAGGCCGTGCTCGAACCGGCCCCCAGCATTGAGGAGAAGAAGTGACCCTGCCCAACATCCCGCCCGTTCCCGCGACCGAGGTCGTCGACGAGCTACGTGAGCAGCTCCAGCGGCAGCCGTGGTACGCCCGGTTCGCCAACACCGTCACCACCGCGGTCGGCGCTCTCGCGCTGATCGTCTGGCTGCTGACGTCCAACGGGGTCGGCATCGACCCCGCCATCGTCACCGCGGTCGGATCAGTGCTCGGCGTGCTGACCACCCTCGGAGTCCTGAAGACCCCCAACGGCATCACGCCGCGTGGGGTCGAGAAGGTCGAGGACGCGGCACAACTGGCGGCGCGTCGGTTCGAGTGATCTCCTCGCTGCGTCGCCGACTTCCCCGGACCGGCAGGTGGACTCCCCTCATCCCCCTGCCGGTCCGGGTGGTCATCCTTGCCCTCTGGGCACTGGAGCCCATCTCGCGGGGCCTGGACTACCTCACCGGCGATCAGCCGGGAGTGACCCAGTCGCTCACCCGGATCGAGCAGGCCTTCCCGCTCCCCGTATGGGGCGCGTTCTGCTTCATCTCCGGAGCGATGATCCTGATCGGCTTCGCGGGACGCTGGCGGCGCCTCGCCATCCTGGGCCTCTACTTCGCCGGAGCGACCTACGTCGCGCTCGGATGTGGGCTCGCGGCCAACGTGATTGAGCGAGGCGGGGACGGATTCCGCACGCCGGTAATGTTCTTCGTCTTCGGGCTCACGTATTGGGCCGCAGCCATCGGATACATGATGAGTGGCCCTCCGGAACTTATCGTTGTGGATAGCAACGATACCGACGAGAAGGTGCCCGATGGAAGTCCCTCTGCCGACCACTGACAACTTCTGGCTGACCCTTCTCGTCTTCGTCCTGTTCGGGTCCCCCGCGCTGTTCTCCAAGACCGCGGCGAAGCTCCCCGGATTCCTTGGCGCCGCGGGTCGTTGGTGGCAGAACCGATCCGAGGCCAACTCGAACACCTCTCGCGTGGTCACCGCGGCGAACCTCGAACGCATCATCGACCAGCGGGTCTCGGAGAAGGTCGGTCACATCGAGCGCGAGGTCGTCGAGCTGCGCGAGGACATCGACGACTACTCGGAGTACCTGACCTACGACGCCGGGTGGCACCGGGAGACGAACATCTATGCAGCGCAGGCGGGTTTTCAGTTCCCGCCCCCGACGCACCTGACGTTCACGCAATGGCAGGAGCGCAAGCGCACCCGGGCCACCTCGGCGGGGTTCTAGTCCTCGTCGACGGCCTTGCGTGCGATCCCCTTGAACGCGTAGGCCGACGTCACCTTCCCGTTCTTGCGCACGCTGACCGACTTGGTCGTGATCCCGTTGTCGCGCATCCGAGCCATGAACTCGCGCTTGTTCATCGGTTCGCGGATCTCCTCGCGCTTGGCCCACTGTCGGTAGAGCTCGAACAGCGTGCCGGTGACGATCTTCCCGTTCTCGTCGGGGACAGTCATCTCCGACAGGAACGTCTGGAAGGTCGACGTTCCGGCGATGAACTTCTTCTGGCGCTGGCGTACCAGAACCGGCATGTCGGCGTCGAGACCTTCGGCGAGGTAGTCGATCAGCCCGTCGACGAGCCAGGAGAGTACGGCGCGCAGTGCGTCGGGGGACGACTTGATTGGGTCGCTCTCGACTGCGCTCGGCGGGACCTGCCGGTCGAAGGGGAGCACGAGCAGACGGCGCCAGAGCGCGGCGTCGCCGTCCTCGATCGTCGGCATGGAGTTCGTCGCGACGATCGGGGTGAACATCGGGGTCTTCTGCACGATGGTGTTGCTGTACAGCGCACGGGCTGAGACCGAGTCGCCGCCGGTGAGCCGCTTGATCACATCGGAGTGCAGCTTGTTGCGCTGGCCGACCTCGGAGGCGAACACGATCCGGCGGGGGAAGGCGTTGATCACCTCGGGCATCGGGCCCGAGTCGCGCTTCTGCCGGAACAGACCGTTGAGGTCGATCGACCCGGCGTAGTCGCCGAGACAGGCCTGCATCGCTTCGAGGATCGTCGTCTTGCCGGTCGACGTCCCGCCCTGGATGAAGATGATGCGGCGCTGCGGGTTCCCGCCGAGGAAGGCGTAGCCGAACACCTTCCGGACGTACCGGCGGTAGTCCGGGTCGGGCAGGAACGTCGAGAGGTAGCTCTCCCACTTCGGGTGCGTGTAGCCAGGCTCGTAGGCGGTCGAGGTGTGTTGGAGGATCAGGTCTTCGGGCTTGCCCTTACGGCACAGCGCGTCGTAGTCGTCGACGAGACCCTTCTTCGCTGCGGCCTCGCGCAGGTCGAGCACGCCGTTGCCGACACCCCAGGTCAGCGGGTTCGTGTCGAACTCGGCCGGGTCGATCGGGTTCTTCGAGAGCACGTGGGCCATCGACATCGAGTGCTCGATGATGGTCCGGTTGCCCGCGGTGACGGCGCGTTTGTCGAAGGCTTTCGCTGCCTTCAGGGTTTCGTCGGCCTCGGACATACCCTGCTCTTCCTCGACCTCGGCCCGCGCGTAGTGGCTGACCGCGGCAGCGCGGAGAGAGGCCTGCACCGACTGGGACCAGAGCAGCCCGTAGGTCTCGGCCTTAGTCAGCTTCACCAGTCGGCCGATCTCCTCGTCCCACCAGGCCCAGTCGTCGGTGCCGGTCTTGATCGGACGGACGACGTCGCCGAGCGCGTCGAGGAACATCTGTGCGCGGCCGGAGTCGCTGTCCTCGTACTCGCTGGCGTCGACGATCGTGTTGCGGCGCTCGATCATCCGCTTCAGCATCTTGTCGCGGAACGCCTCGATGTCGATGTCACCGTCCTTGGCGGTGTACCCGCCGACGGTCGAGATCCGAATCAGGTCGTCGGCGATGTCGGCGCGCAGCTTCGAGACCTCGCCGCACAGCGCGCGGCGCCACTCGCTCTTGGCCTGCAAGATGTCCCGACGGGCCTCGCCACCTTCGGCCCCGCCCAGGGTCTCGGTGAGGAAGGCCTTGCGGACGCGGCTGATCGCGAGCTTCAGACCGTGGTGGCCCTCGGCCGCGAGCTGCACGACCTCGTGCAGTCGGCCGAGCATCATGTCGTGCGCGCCGGAGGACATCTCCTCGGCCAGCTTCTCGGGATTGGTGGCCCGGTTCATGTGGCCGGACGGGTCCTCTTCGTAGCCGGGGATCTCGGTTTCGAGCCACTGGACGGCCTCTTCGACGTCGTCGATCTCCTCGATCACGCGCGTCTGACCGGCCTCACCCTTGCACAGATGCTCGATCCACGGCTCCGGCAGGCTCGGCAGGTCGCTGACGTGCGGCGGGCCGTCCATCGGCTGCTCGTCGAGGTCGTACCAGCGGTAGACCCGATCCTCGGTCTCCGACGGCCACGCGACGGCGTACCGGTGGGTGCGCTGGATCACCTCGATGTCGGGGCCCGGCTTGCCCTTCCACTTCAGGTCGGCCGGGACGAGGAAGAACCGAATGCCCGACGGGTTATCGGGGTCGCGCGAGGTCGAGCGGTACGTCATCGGCAGCGGGCCGAGCTCGTCGATCAGATCGCGCAGGGTCTCGTAGCCGTGCTTGTCGTCGTAGTCGTCGACGTCGAGACCGATGACCTCCCAGGCCATGCCGGCGACGAAGCGCGGCATCCGGAGGCCGAGGTTGGACTCGGGGATCTCCTCGATCCAGTCGGTGATCTGGTTCTCGTCGGGGTAGGGCTTGTTGCCGGTGGTGTCGTCCGGCGGCGGGTACTTCATGCCCTCGGGCAGCGGCAGTGGGCTGTGCCAACCGGCGTCGAGGTAGAGGTCGGCGTGGTCACCGTAGATCAACGTGGATTCTCCTAAATGTCCTGCTCACGGAGCAGAACCTCATCAACGGACTCGAAGTAGAGCCCGCATCCTGGGCAGATCAGGGGGTAGGCGAGATAGTCGCGAAAGTAGCTGGCGTGAGCCGGGCAGAGCACGGCCTGGCGGACGATGAGACCGGCGACGAACTGGGTCGAGCTGAGCGGGTGTCCCTTCTCGATCAGCTTCAGCGGGTTCGATCCTGGCCAGCAGGTGCAGAGCCGGAGGTAGTAGACCTTGGTCCCGCGAGCTTGGCAGCCGTTGGGATGTATCTCGGCGAGCTGGACCTCGGGCAGGACGGTGCGAGTGGGGTCATGGGCCTCCCAGAGCATCCGCCGAGAGTCGCAGATGAGACCGTTAGGCTCGAAGTCGAGATCCCGGAGGGTCTGATCGAAGTCCACGGGTCTCCTTGGGTGATCGGTTCTGGATGAGTTCACCGCCGTAGATCCCCTCGGCGAGCGGGTCGAGCTGCGCCGCGGCGAGACACTGGACGCGCTGGGTGCAGGCCTGGCACACGGCCTTGGCCATCTCGTGTCGGCCGCGGCGCGCGACGGCGCTCTCCCCCTTCGCGTTCTTCTCGCCGCCGCCGTCGAGCTCGGCGTCCCAGAGCCAGGACCCCTGGAATCGGGGCTGGCAGCAGGACGCTTCGCGACGGTCGACGGCGAGCTGAGCGGGGGAGAGCAGGCCCAGCGGGATCGGGGTCACGCCTTCGGGTTGGGGGCTCGGATGATGTGCTCGCGCACGACTTCCGGGTCGAAGTAGACCTGGATGCCCTGGATCTCCAGTCGCTCGGCGACCAGGCGCATCATGTTCTCGTTCGAGATGCCCTCGTCGGGGTCCCAGTCGTCGTCAAGGCGCTTCACCGGGTGGACGTTGCTCCCGGCGCGCAACTTGCCCTCTTCGTAGTCCTTGGCCACCGAACCCACCGTGGCGGTGAGTCGCTCGGCGACCTGGACCGGATCGAGACGTTTCACTGTGCGGACCCCGCTTCCATCAGTGCCTCCACGCTTTCACGGTAGTAGCGAACCTGCTTGGGCCCGAGCGGACGCACGCCGACGATCCGACCCTCCCGTTCCCACCGACGCAGGGTCGGCCGGGACACTCCGAGCATGGTCGCCGCGGTGTTGGCGTCGATGGTCTCGCGGATCACCTTGCGCAGCTCGGCGATCTTCTCCGGCGAGGCCTTGCGCGGGAGGGACTTCGAGTCCGACCGGCGCGACACCTCCAGGCGCCAGTTGTAGATCTCCTCGATGATCAGCTCATAATCGTCGATGAGGGTCTTGACGGGGACCCGCTGGTGAGCACCCGCCGTCCGGCTGACCGGCAGGGTCTTCATCCCGCCGGGCTGGTTCAGACAGCGGCGAAACACCCATGCGGGCACACCGAGCAGGACCGCGGCCTGGTTGATACTCACCAGGTTGTCGATCGTGATGTCAGTGCCGCTCATGTCCTCATTCCTCGTTTTGTTTCGGTTGTTTCACAACTGTATCAGACCACGGTCGATTCCCTCCTTCAGCAGGGGCCATGCGCGGAAGACCTTCGCGCGCTGCTCGCGCACCTTCCGGATGAACAGCAGTGCGTGGCGGTCGGCGTCCCTCGCGTGGCGGCTGCCAGAGACCCAGAAACCCCACTGCTTCAGCCGCTCGTCGGTGATCGTGGTCTCGGCCTCGCTCGGCTGCTGCTTGGCGGCTTCCGGGGCGATCCGCTCCATCCAGAGCAAGGTGTCGAGGCTGGAGATCAGCCGCACCGGCGAGATCGCGTCGCGCTTCTTCGACTGGGTCCGCAGGATGAAGTCCTCGACGACCACCGTCGCCGCGGGGACCCGGCCGCCGAGCCGGATCAGCCGCTCCATCATGAACACGCCCGCGGCTTCGCCGGACGCCGAGCCGCCGAGGTCGATCCCCTGCGCGGCAGCGGTGTTCGAGATCTGACCGGAGTTCGCGCCGCAGTCGATCTCGCCGTGGTACCAGTCGAGAATGGTCTCGTGCGGCCGGACGGTCTTGTCGAGCAGCTTCTTCGGGTCGACTCGCATGATCGACCAACCGGTGGTTCCGCCCGGGTCGAACGCGACGACGTTGAGCCCGAGGTCGAGGCGCTTCGCAATTCGTCTGTCATCCATCGCGGAAACCTTCTGCTCGAAGGCAGTATCGAGGTCGGCCATCGCCGCGCGCCGGTCGAGCCAATCGGCGGGGGCCTCGGACGGCTTCACAGGCCGACCTCGTCGGCGGTCACGGTGACTTCTTGTTGGACCGAGGGCGAGTTGAGGTTCCACGTCACCCGGGCGACGCAGTACAGACGACCGTCTGCCTGGAGGTGCTCATTGACGGCCGGGACCCGGAAGCCAGTCCCGACGGTGTCGTAGCGGTACGTGACTGTTCGGGGTCCCATCAAAGACTTGAGCTGGTAGTGGACAACAACTGTCGGTTTCATCATTCCTCCAATTCGATCAGGGTGAGTTCTTCTGCCTGGATGCTCGGCCCGTGCCCGTCGCGGGAGATGCCGAGTACGTGGACCGCGGTGTTCTTGGTGACCGCCGCCAGCTCCTCGGCGAGGTCGGGGTAGAGGAACCGGTGGACGTAGATGTGGACCTCGATCCCCTCCCCGTCCTCGGCGATCACGGTGGCCTTCGTCGACTTCTCCGGCGCCTTGTCCTCGGCGCGCAGCTCCTCGACCGGACGGCCGGTGCGCTTGCGCAGGGCCTCGAAGTGGTCCTTGATCACCACCTCCCGGACGAGGCCGATGAACACCACCCGCTCGTCGACGCACTCCAGAAGCAGGTCCGAGCCGGTGTTGTCTCCGAGCAGGCCGACGTCGCCGTCGTCGATCGCGGTCTCGACGGTTGCGACGGCGCGTGCTGCCCGGTTGATTCCGAACGGGTCCGGGTTCGACGACATCTCGTTGAGCCGCTGGACCATCTTCGCGCCGACGCCGGGGATGCCCTTCGACGGTTCGTCGGGCAGGGTCTTACGCCCCTTCTTCCCGGCGACGTACCGCATGTCCTCCCAGTGCAGGTTGAGCAGTCCGAAGTCGATCGGTCCGGTCTTGTCGGGGTTCGCTCGTTCATCGCGCCACTCGACCATCTTCTGACCGACCTTCTCGCCGACGCCTTCGACCTGGGTGAATCCGGCGCGGACTGCGCGGGGCCCGCGGAACTGGGCTCGGATCGGGCTGCCGTCCTCGCGGAGGCCGCGGAACTCGTCGGTCCACACCGGCTCCCAGGTCAGTTGTGAGCTGGCGAGGGTCGGCGGGACGATACTGACGTCGTGTCGCGTTGCATCCTTCATGAGGGCCAACGACTGATCCTTGTCCGCGCGGCGCAGCGCCGCCGCGAAGAACTCGCGGGGGTAGTAGAGCTTCAGCCAGGCGAGCCAGTAGCCGACGACCGAGTAGCAGACGGCGTGCGCGATGTTGAACAGGTAGCTCGATGACGCGGCCATGTAGTCCCAGAGCTCGCGGGCCTCGCTCTCGTTGAGCCCGACCGCGCTCTTCATGCCGTCGCGGAACTCCTCCCAGAAGGCCTCGAACGCACCGCCCTGCTTCTTCTTTCCGATGATCCGGCGCAAGGCACCGACGCGTTCGCCTGGCATCCCCGCGACGCGGCCCATTCCCATCACCTGCTCTTGGTAGACCAGGCAACCGTTTGTGGTCGAGAGAACGTCGTTCAGCGCCGGGAAGCCCCACCAGTCGCGCGGCTCCTCCTTGCCCAGCTCGACGGCCTCGTAGTGCGAGGTCTGTCCGGAGATCAGCGCGCCGGGACGAGACAGCGCGTTGATGTCGGCGAGGTGGCGGAACTCGAACTTCGTCGACCCGGCCAGCGCGTTGACGATCCCGCGGGTGGTCCGGCCGTCGAACTGGAAGATGCCGGTCAGGTCACCCATCCCGAAGATCTCGTCGAAGACCTGCTGGTTGTCCCGGGGCAGCGCGTAGAGGTCGGTCCAGGACATGCCGATCCACCGCAGGCAGTCCGAGATCAGGCCCAGCGTCGACAGCCCGAGGATGTCGAGCTTCAGCATCCCGAGGTACTCGGCGTCGCGTTTGTCGTAGGCGATGCCGCGCCGGACCACACCCTCCTTGTTCTGGGTGTAGATCGCACACGTCTCGACGATCGGCCGGGTCGAGATCACCAGCCCGGCAGCATGGATGCCGAGCCCGCGGTAGTCGCCCTCGATGTCGGCTGCCATGCGCAGGTCGGGGTACTTCGCGACGATCTCCTTGGCCCGGTCGAAGCTGGCGATCGCATCGACGACTGAGTAGTTCTCGCGGGGGTCGCCGTCGTCGCGGTCGACGATGAGATCCTTCAGCTCGAAGACCTCGGAGAAGTCGGCCAGCTCGTGCGCGCGAGCGACGTCGGCGATGGCCGTCCGGCCGCGGTACCGCGTGTAGTTCGCGATGTGGCTGGTCTTCTCCGCGCCGTACTTGGCTGTGGCGTAGTCGAATACGGCCTTCGGGTCCTCGAAGTCGATGTCGATGTCAGGGTCGTCCGGCCGCGACGGGTCGATGAACCGCTCGAACTGCATGAGCGGGAACTCCATCGGGTCGACCTCGGTGATGCGCAGCAGGAAGCAGACCAGCGACCCGGCAGCCGACCCGCGGCCGGGACCGACCCCCATCTTCGCGACGTCCTTGGCCCACCGGACCAGGTCCGCGGTGACCAGGAAGTAGTCGCAGAACCCCTTCTCGTCGAGCATCCCGAACTCGTAGTGGATCCGCTCCAGGTAGGCATCGGTGTCGACGTCCCACCGTGCCGCGAAGCGGGGGTCGGTGCTCGCGCGGAACTCGATGCCCTCGTTGATCCACTTCTTCAGCCGGTCCGGCGCCGACATCTGCGGGCCCCGCTCGATGAAGACGATGCGCTCCGACTTCGGCAGCTCGACGTTGCACCGGTCGGCGATCTCGCGTGCGCCATCGAGCGCGGCGTCGCCCTCTGCGTCGCTGAGCAGGCAGTCGGCGAGCTTCTGCCGGACGACGTCGTCGGACTCGGGGTAGGTCAGCCGGACGTCGTACTCCCAGTCGGCGTCCTGTGTCGACACGGTGCCGCCGCGGTGCGCCGCGTGCAGCATTCGCTGGATCGCGTTCTGCTCGGGGTAGGGGTAGTGGACGTCGGCCGTCGCGACGGTGGGGATGCCGTCGGCCGCGGAGACATCGGCGAAGAACTGGTTGAGCAGCACGGCCCGGTCCAGCTCCGGGAACATCTGCATCTCCAGGTAGAACCGGTCGCCGTAGCACCTCTGGAACTTCGCGATCAGCGCGCGCGTGGCGTCGACAGACTCGTCGTCCCAGTCGTCGCGCCGGTCGCCGAGGGTCTTGCCGCCGAGCAGCGTGCAGGAGATCCACGAGTCGGCGCACCCGCTGGTCACGATGAGCCCCTGGGTCAGCTCCGGGTTGAGGATCTGGTTCAGGTGCAGGCGGGGGACGTACTTGGTCTGCTCCCAGGCCAGGCCGACGAGTCGATTGAGGTTGCGGTACCCCTCGGCGTTCATCGCGAGCACGGTCTGATGGAAGTGCCGACGACGGGGCTCGTCGGCCGGGGCGATGTCGAACTCGCATCCATAGATCGCCTTGATCCCGGCCTCCTTCGCGGCCTGCTCGGCCTGGACGTGCGAGGAGACGTTGCGGTGCTCGGTGAACCCGACGGCGTCCATCCCCAGCTCTTTCACCCGATGGACGTGTGCGCGGGGTTTCCGGTAGCCGTCGCCGTGCGAGAACGAGGTGTGGGTGTGCAGCGAAACCCACTTCACAGAAGCCCCTCCCTCTTCAGCAGGATCTCGGCGTTCTCCCGCGCCACACGTGAGAGCTGCGATGACCGGCCGTACCGGGCGCGGAAGAACAGCTCGTCGCGCAGCTTGGCCTGACGCTTCTCGCTCTCGGTCAGCCGGTTCCATTCGGGCAGAGCGCGCGGTCGAATCCACCAGTGGTGATCGGGGTGGCCCTCTTTCAGTCGGCAGACCAGTGTTCCGCCGGTCTTCGATTCCCTGGTCGCCGGGCACGGGGGCGTCACTTTCAGCGTCGGGACGCGGTTGACGATGGTCACTGCTGGCCGTCCTCGTGGTAGAAGTCGACCGCCGCCGACACCGCCGCAGCCCGCTCGTCGTTGAACAGGCTCATCTTCGCGGTGCGCAGAATCGGGCGCTGGAGATCCGGGGGAAGCCGGTGCCAGCAGGGGCCGCAGGCGAACAGGTGATTCCTCACCCGACTCCCACAGCCGCCGGGGCATCGGTGGTGGGTAAGTCCGGTCATGGTTCCTCCAAAGTTGCCGGAAAATCCGGGGGAAGTTGCTGAGCAAACTTTAACAGTTGACGTCAAGCGACGTCAAGCGACGTCAAGGTGTCGCTGTCCCCGCGAGCCGACGAGCCACTTCTTGAACGTGATCATGTCGTGGGTGCGGTTGTAGGCCGCGATCTCCTCGGGGTGGTCCGAGCAGGCGTTCTCGCGCTCGATCTCCTGTCGGTACCGCTCGGCACGGTACTCGTCGACCTGACGGGCATGAGCGACCGAGCACTGCACGTGCGAGGCCGTGCAGCGCAGATGCGGCGCCAGCACCGCCGGTCAGTCGCGCTTCTCGGCCCACAGGACCCGGCCGTCGGCCGTCACGCCGACCTGCTCGAACTGCGGCGGCACCGCGACCTCGATCTCGGCCATGGCGTCGGCCATTCGCTCCTGCGCGTTGGAGTGGCAGAGCTGGTCGACGGCCTCCTTCAGCTTCGCGAAGGGGATCGTGCCGGAGATCGTGGTGTCGACGTTCCCGGACTTAACCAGCAGGATCGCCGGAGTCGAGGTCAGCGAGGCTCGTTCGAGGAAGGAGATGACCCGCTCGTGTCCGGTCCAGTAGTCGCACGAGGCGAAGCGGAGGTTCCGGTAGATCGGCAGCTCATTGATGGCGTCGGCGAGGTAGTCGTACGTCGGGTCGCCGGGTCGGCCGACGAGGACCAGCCAGCGGGGAGAGCGGCTCTCGCTGGTCACCCGCTCGTAGACGGCGGGGTTGTTCAGGGGCGCAAACTCGATGGTGGGCATGAGGCTCCTTCAGGGACGAGAGAAGCGGGTGGACCGACCCCTCAATCGGTCCACCCGCTCCAGGTGGTGGATCAGAACGCGCTGCGGCGCTTCCGACCGGTGGGCTTCGGCTCGGGCTCGGGCTCAGGCTCGGGCTCTTCGTCTTCCGGCTCGTCCTCGTCGGTCCTCGTCGATGTAGCCGTCCTCGTCGCTGTCCGGGTCGACGTACTCGTCCTCGTCGACGGGGTCCTCTTCCGGCTCCGGCTCGTCTTCCGGCTCCGGCTCCGGATCGGGCTTCGGCTGACGGCGCGCGGTGCGCTTGGCCTTGGCCTTCTCGACCTTCTCCGGCTCCTCGTCCTCGTCGTAGTCCGTGGGCTCGTCGGACACGTCGTCGGCGTCGAGTTCGTCGTCGTCCACCACGATCTCGTCGTCGTCGACGATCACCGGCTCCTCGGTCGAGCCGCCGGAGGGCACCTCGTGGCCGGAGGGGTAGATGTCGTTGATCCGGAGCTGGCGGCGCGGCGTCTTCTTGATCGTGCCGTCCTCCTGCTTCTCCTTCACGACGTAGCTGTCGTTCTTCGTCGACACCACGACCGGGATGCCCTTGAAGCCCTTGCCACCCATCGAGAACTGGCCGAGGCGGATGATCTTCTCGCCCTTGTCGTCCATGACGGCACTGCCGCCCCAGAACACCGCTCGGAGCTTGTCGTCGCCGGAGATCGCGTCGAACAGGCGGTTGATCTGGCCGATCTTCAGGTCGATGTACTCCTCCTCCATGCTCTCGGGGATCACGAGGCGATGGAAGATCGCGTAGCCGTTGTACTTCTCGTGCTCGTGGCCCTTCGGCGCGTCGAGCTCGATGATGGTGACCAGCATCGTCTTGTCACCCTTGCGGGTCGGCTTCACGCCGATCTGCTTGATTTTGGCCGAGTAGACCCCCATGGGAGGGGTGGAACCCGAGTAGTTGGAATACCCCTCGACAGCCTTGACCTTTGCGGCCTCGGCTCCGAGCTTCAGCTTCAGCTTGACGCCCATTGTGGTGTGTTTCTCCTAGTTCCCTGGGTGGGTTACTTCTTCGAGCCAGCGGGTGCGGGCTCGTCGTCCTCGACGGCGTTTGCCTCTTCGATCTTCGCCGCGATCTTCATGAGGTTCGGGCTGACCGTGCGGGGCCCGAGTGCGTCGAACCGGTCCTTCGCGATGACCGATCCGTCGGAGCTGGCCCACTGGATGACCCGCGCATTGACCGTCTTGTTGGTCCTCGCGTTGGTCACCTGGGCCTTGTGCATGTAGCCGACGCAGTGCATCTGCGCAGCGATCCAGTTCGCGACCTTGTAGCCCTGGCCGTGGAACTGGGGCATCCGGAGCTGCTTGCCCTCCTCGTTGTCGACGAGCATCGCGTGCGCGGTCCAGCAGACGTTGATCGGCAGGTCGTTGATCAGCGTCACGTAGCGCATGAGGCGCTGCTGCTCTTTGCCGTACTCGTCGAGGTGGACCTTGTCCGGATCCAGATCCTTCGCGGTGCCCTCCTCGACGCGCTCGGCGACGATGTCGCGCCGGATGTTGAGCTGGAGCTGGGTGCCGGTGTCGATGCACACCCAGTCGAACGGGAAGCCCGGCGATCCGGCGTGGTCGCGCAGCCACTCGTAGGCGTTCTTGAACTTCTCCCACGAAGCGACGCAGTCCCAGACCTTCGATCCCTCGCCGCCAGCGGACTTGCGCGCGGAGATCGTGCCGTTCTCGGTGGCCAGGAACAGGACCCGGCCTCCGGTCCCGGCGAAGCGGGTCTTGCCGACGCCAGGGTCGCCGTAGACCAGCATCGTGATGGATTCGGTGTACTCGTCGATGTCGACGATGTCGTCTGGAAGGTCGAACTCGATGTCGGTGCTCATGGCTCCTTGATTCTTAGTTGACGTCAACTGTAGCAGTAAATCACACCGGTGTCACTCAGAACTCGCCGCGGCGTTCCTCGCGGTGAGCGGCATACGGATCGCGCACCCGATATGCGGCTTCCTTCAGCATCTCGACGTCGCCACCGTTCTCGTCGGCCAGGCACAGCGCGTAGAAGTCGCAGTCCCACGTGCAGTCCGTCGTCGGCGTCTTGTACAGCGGCAGCCGCCCCTCGCGCATCTCGTTCATCACCGCGACCTCGTCGGCGATCCGCTGGATCTGCTTGCGGCGTTCCTTCGAGGTCCGGAACACCGGCTCCCGCTTGAACCGCGGGCTCGGCTGGCTGTTCGAGACGTCGCCGAGCACCACCAGCTCGCGGGCTTCGGCCTCCAGGATCAGCTCGTCGACCTTCAGCTTCTCGAAGAGCTTCAGGGTCGCCGGACCCTCATTCGTGCGCCACTCCTCGGCGGGCCCGGCCCACTGCTTGGACTCCCACTCCATCAGCGCGTCGAGGTAGTGCTTCTTCGTCGGCTTGTTGGTGGCCTGGCCCTGCGCGTTGACCGGCCGCGGGTCCGGCGGGGCCTTCATCAGGAAGTTGTACATGATGCCGTTGATCCGCTCGTTCTTGTGGATCACCCCGCGGCGCCGGAGCACGGTGTCGGCGACGGCCCAGTAGCCTCCGGCCTGGTCGTCGAGTGGCAGGTGGTGGGTGCGGATCGAGCGCGCCGTCTTGTGGTCCCAGAGCCAGATCGAACCGTCGGGCAGGTACCGCGCGACGATGTCGAAGGTGCCGTGGAACTTCGCGACCGGGGTCAGGTCTTTCGGCCGCTCCGGGTCGATGCCGGTCGAGCGGGGGATACCGATGCCGAACGGCGATTCCGGGGACAGGATCTCCCAGTCCTCGTCGTTGCCGAACTCAACGAGGTAGTTCTCCAGCATCGCCACGCCGACGGCCTCGGCGTCCATGACCACGGTCTCGGCGTCCTCGGGCAGTCCCGACTTCTTGAACTCGACACGGATCAGCTCACGGACGCCCTCGCAGTACTCTCGCCACGTCTCGACCAGCGGTCGGCCGCGCTCGGTGCCGGGGATGTACCACTGCTCGAAGGCGAGGTGAATGCCGGTCCCGAACCACAGCGGGAGCTTCTGCTTCTTCGACTCCAGGCCGTCGCGCCAGGCCCACCACCACCGCTGCGGGCACCGCTTGAAGTCCTTGCGCTCGGACCCGCGGAGCAGCGGCAGGTCGATCTGGGTCACGGGAGCAAGACCTCTTCCATGACCGTGACGACCCGCTCGGCGTTGACGCGGAGCATCTGCACGTGGCTGCTCCCGGGGTAGTTGAACCGCCCCTTGTTGTTGTCTCGCTCGTCGGCGTCTCGGATGGGCAGGAAGGTGACGAAGTCGCGCATGACGTCGTCGTTTTCCACGAGGTAGCCGACGAACCGCCGGAGCGAGCCTCCGACTCCCTGTTCGTACATGATGGTCGAGAGCTTCTCGTCGACCGGGCCGTATTTGCCGCGGACGTACGCGAGGATGTTCGGATCAACTCCGCGATTGGTTGCCATGGGGGAGAGTCCCTTTCGTCAGTGCGGGTGGACGGTATCAGTTCATTCGGACAGGGGTGGGGTTCACCCGGCCGCAGTCGAGGCACACCCGCTGGCCCAGGCGCACCACCGCGGCCGGACGGCCATCCTGGGTGGCCGGTCGGGTGACCCAGTCCTTCACCTGCGTCCGGGTGTGTTTGCAGCGCTTGTGCGCGCGGCGCTCAGCCCGGTTCACTCGGACCCCATCGGCGGAAACTCGCCGCGGAACACGTGCCAGACGAAGATCCCGTCGCGCACGGTCGCGATATGAGATCCGAGCACGTTGGCGATGTTCCCCGTGCCGTACTGGATGCGCTCCTCGTGAACGTTCTGTCCGGTCCCCCGGATCTCGATCGGGACGAACTGGATCGAGCCCGGGTGCGGGTCGACGATCATCCAGACGTCGATCTGGTTGGACCAGTCGGGATTCATCTGCGCGTCGAGGATACCGATGACCGTGGCGCCGTCGACCTTGATCTGCTGGCTGTCGGTAACGGGGATAGTGAACTTCCAGATGGTGTGTGTCACTTGCTCTTTCCCTTCTTGGCCTTCGGGACCTTGCGGTATCCCTCGGCGGGGCCGTGATGCGAGACCGAGCTGTTGTCGCTCACGCAATGGATGTTGCCGTTCTGGTAAACCGAGGTCACCTGGCACGGGGTCATCACCGAGGTCATGTCCTGCCCCTCGACGAAGGTGATCGGCTGGACGTAGTCGCCCGGCCGGATGGAGTGGGACTTCTTCGGCTTCGGAGCCGTGCGGGGACGTCCGGGCATTACGCTGCCTTCTCTCGCTTGATGGGGGTGAGCAGGGCCTTTGCGAAGTTGACCCCGCGCTGGCCGTCAATGAGCATCTTGGTCAGACGCTCGCGGTTGCCCGCGGTGAACGCGATGTTCTCCTCGACCGTGCCGATCGTGCGCAGGTAGTGGATCGTCACCTGGTGGATGCGCGAGACGCGGTGGATGCGGTCCTCGACCTGCTCCTGCTCGTCGGGGATCCACGTTTCGTCGAGGAACACGAGGTCGTCGGCCGCGTCGAGGGTGAGTGAGACGCCGCCAGCCTGGGTGTTGAGCAGGAACACCCGCGGACCGCCGGGCTGCTGCCACCGGTCCTTGTTGGCCTTCCTCTGCGCCTGGGACACCTTTCCGGTGACCTTCAAGCACTCGATCCCGAGCTTCTTCAGCTCGACCTCGTACATGTCGAGAATCGAAGTGAATTGGCTGGCCACGACCACCTTTCGCTCTTCCTCGTCCGGCTCGATCGAGCTGTGCTTGTTGATCCCGAGCGAGTCGAGGAACTCGACCAGCCAATCGAACTTTGCCGACGGCATCTTCGGCAGGAAGCGGTAGGCCTCCTCGCCGTCCTTGATGTAGGTCTCGATGTCGCCGTGACAGATCGCGAACTGCTTCAGCCGAGTGAGTTCGGCCAGGAAGCTGTTGGCCACGAGGATGCCCGATTCGAGCATCGTCTCGGCCTGCTCGGCGATCTCGTGGTAGGACTTCGCCTGCTTCGGGCTCATCTCCAGCCAGTGCCCGATGGGGCTGTTCTCGTCGATGATGCCGGTGTCGGGGTGTGGCAGCGGGGTCCCGGCGTAGAGCTTGTCCGGCAGCTCGGCGCGCACCTCGCGCTTGGTCCGGCGCAGCATGATCGGCGCGATGTCCTCGTAGAACAGCTTCGCCTTGGTCTCGTCGAGACCCGCGATCTCGACGTTGCCGCGTTTGCCCTCGCTGTTGCGGATGTCGCCGAGCACGTGGAACCACTGCTGAGCCCAGGTGTAGTAGGCGTGGTACTTCTTCGGGTAGAGCCAGTTCAGGGTGCCCCAAAGGTTCTCCGGCTTTCCGCGGAACGGCGTGCCCGACAGCGCGATCTTCATCCCGTCCTCGCGCACCGGGATCATGCCCGCACCGGCACGGACCTGGGTCTGGGACTGCGGAGTCGCCGAGTGGCAGATCAGGCAGCGATGGCTCTCGTCGATGACGAACGCCGACCACTCCCGCTCGTGGAGCTGCGGGTACTTGTGGTCCCACCAGCCGGGCTCGTTGAACAGGCCCATCTTGCCGGTGCGCTTGTGCGGACGGCGGACCTGGGTCGGCTTGACCCACTCCGAGCGCATCATCTCCAGGTTGACGATGACCCACCGGCGTCGGTTCGTCGGCGCGGGGCCGAGTCCGTCGAGGATCTTCTTGCGCTTCGGCCCGGTCCCCATCACGGCGATGCACTCTTCGCTGGGGGCCCAGAGCGCGAGCTCGTCCGGCCAGGTGGTCGCGACGGCGATCGACGGCGCCGCGACGAGGATGTCGCCGGTGAGCTGCGACTCGGCCATCGCGCCGATCGTCTGGAGCGTCTTGCCGAGACCGGGGTGGTCGGCCAGCAGGCCGTTGCGGGTGTGGTTGAGGAACGCGATTCCCGCTCGCTGGTACGGGTGTACCACACGCGAAATGGCAGGTAGATCGCTATGGAAGTGCTCCGAGAGGACCGCGTCGCTGCTGGCGCTGGAGAAGTTCTCGATCGCGCCGAGCCGGTCGATCTCGTCGAGGGCCCACTCGTTGAGGCCTTCGGAGATCGACAGACGGTCGCCGAATGTCTGGCGCAGGGCCTTGCAGTTGGTCAGGGTCAGCGGGAGCGAGCCACCCCCGGCCGCGAGTTTGGTGCCGCCGAGTTCCTTCAGCCGCTCCTTCATGACCTCGCGCTCGGTGGCGCGCATTCCGGTCGGCCACCAGACCTCGATCGAGGTTGGCGAGCGGTCGTCGTCGGCTAGCTCAGCCCACAGCTCTCCAGCTCGGAGAGCGTCGATCCGTTCGAGGACGGAAGGGTTGTCGGATTCGAGCTCGATGGCTCCCATGGAATGCGTCCCCCGGATTTGATCTGGTCGGTGAGCGTGGTCAGTTTGGTGATGTACTGCGCCTTGGCTTCTCGGCCGGTGAAGGTGACTCCGGCCCACGTGCCGCAGAGCCGTCCGGCCGAGCCCTGGTGACGAGCGATGGCCTGCGCGGCGGCGAGCGCGTCCCGTGAGCATATGTCGAGGAAGCGACAGTCCTGGACGCACTGTCGGCGCGCCGCGCGGGCGGGGACGACCGCCGGGACCCCACTGGGGTCGTCGTCATCGTCGGGAATGTAGTCTTCGGCTTGGAGATCGCACGGCTTGGACTCGTTGCGCCAGTGCCGGAAGCGATCCGGGAGGTCGGGGACCTCGAAGTCCATCGCCGGATTGCCGTCGGTGTTGTAGACCGCGAAGATCTTCGGGTCGATCTCGGCCAGCGAGCGAGCGATGCGACGCCCGGTCACCGACAGGGACTCGATGCGAGAAGCTCGCGTCCGTCCGATGGTCACGAATTGTCGCCGTGACTCGCCGGGGTCTGGTCCCGGACGACTCTCGGCTCGCTGCACACGCTCTCGCTGTGGACGGGTCGGCCGTATTCCGCGTAGCGGTCGACGGCCTCGGCCTCGGTCTCGGCCTGGACGGCGTACGTGGTCGTGGTCGACTGGTCGATCTCGACGAGGAACTCCTGCACGGAGGACTCCTTCTGTGGGTGGTGAGGCGAACGAAAGTCAGCCTAGTCGGTTGACGTCAATTGGTCAAGTGCCTGTTCAGGGGCCGGTTTTTCGACCATCCATCGGCGCGACATGCCCGTCTGGTGGCACTTGTCGCACCCCTTGCCCGGCCGGTACCCCATCACGGTGAATACCGTGACGTCGATGAGGGCACCGGCATGACCGCAGTTCGAGCACTGGCCGTGCGGAACGAAGACGAGGTCGTCCATCAGGCGTGGAAGTAATGGTTCGGGCTGACGGCGTAGTAGATCGTCGGCACCCAGAACACCATCCAGCCGAACAGCAGGTGCTTGGTCAGGGAGTGACCGGTCTGGACTCGGGTGTAGTTGCTCATCGCGGCTGCTCCGATTGGGTTCCGTGGTTCTGGTTATCGACCAGGCGATCCTCGGTGACGAAGATCCGATCGAGCGTGACCTGGCTGCCGTAGAGGGTGACCAGGTCGTAATGCCGGAACGAGTACTCCTCGGCTGCACCGGCGCCGACGTTGACGTGGACCTCCCCGCCGTCGATGCTGATCTGGCGCAGCTCGGCGATCACGATCTTGACCGACATCCCGTCGTCACCGAAGCGCTTCGGGAAGCGGACGTACCGGCCGATGTCGCGGGCCATCAGCTCGCAGGCGTAGACCTGGATGCAGAGGTCGCCGAGCGACTTCGGGGGCTCCTGGCGCGCGACCCACCCTCCCTGGGAGATCGTCGCCGCGGCGATCGTGACGGTCTCTTTCGGATCTTCGAGGTTGTCCATCATGTTGAGCTCGTCGGCCATCCGGTCCTGGTCGGCCTTCTTCTTGCGTGCGGTGCCCATCAGTCATTGCTCCAATCGGGGTCTTGCTCGGGGACTTCGCTATCGGGGATGTATCGAACCGGCTCTCCGATGGCGTGCGGGGCGATTCGCCAAGTTGCCCCGGAGAGAGATAGGTGTTTGTTCAGCACGCCGATCTTCGCCAGGGCTGCGAGTCGGCCATACGCCACTGACTCGGTGACTCCCATCGCCCGTGCTGCTTGCTTCGTGGTCATCTCTTCCCGGTCCGACGATTCGACGATCGAGTAGGTAGAGAACTGCCCGTCGGTCAGAGCCTGGAGTTCTCGACCGTGGTCATCAGTGATTCCAAGAGCGAAAGGCCTTCTTCTCCGCTTTGACGCGTGCCTTCTTCGGCTCGGTATCTCCTGTTGTGGCTCCGGGGGAGCCGGGTCCACTGATGCTCCGGGGGAGCACTTCGAGAGGAACTCTGCGATCTCCGCAGGAGTGCCGGTCAGGGTCATTCCCCGGTAGACGGCCTCCATGGGTTATCCGATCTTCTTGATGCGGCAGACGGCGACCGAGCGGAAACCGCCGCCGACCTGGAGGAAGTGCAGGATGCGCAGGTCTTCCCCGTGCTCCTCGGGATCGAACTCCGCGGGAGTGATGTGCGGCGGGTACTTGCCGCCGTCGCCGTCGACGATCGCGCGGTCCAGCGAGCCCGAGAGCGCGTTGAGCCAGACGACCTCGACGCGGTTGTTGGTCTTGCGATTGACCCCGAGCTTGGTGAGGATCTCCGCGGAGGTCAGCGGGGACGCGAACCCCGACCAGTTGCGGCTGGGGTTGGCCTGCTGGCTGCGCACCGCGGCGTAGGTGTCTTGCTGGCTCCACGTCGGGTGAACCGCGTCCTTCGGCTTCGCCTTCTCGGCGGCGGCCTGGTGCGCCTGCGCCTCGTCGGCGATCGCACGAGCCTCGACCTCGGGGACCATGCCGACGTGCTCGGGGACCGTCTTGCCGACGGTGGGCGGCACATCGTCTTCGATGGGCATGATCGCCTCCATCTCCTCGCTCGGGAGATGGTCGCCCTCGGTATGGGCGGCACTATGGGCGGCACTCTCGCTGTCGCTGTCCGTATGGGCGGCATCAGTGGGCGGCACGTCCGTATGGGCGGCACTATGGGCGGCACTGGTGGGCGGCACTGCGTCACTGTCGACGGCGTCCGGTGCCGACTCGGGCTCGTTGTCCTCGGGCTGCGGGTCGCCCGGCTGGATGATGTGGAAGTCGTTCTCGATCTGCTCGCGCACGTCGCCGCTCTCGGGGTCCAGCACGCGCGCGTCGCCGTTGGGATCGGTGTAGGTGACCTGGTCGCTGTCGGCGTCCGGGTCGACCGCGTAGAAGGCCTTCAGCTCCTCGACGCCGATCGAGCCGAGATCGCGGCGCAGAAGGACGAACGCGAACTTCTTGTTCGTCTTCGGGTGGCCCTTAGCCGGGCTCCAGCCGTACTTCTGCGCGTGCTCGGTGATCTGCTTGGCCAGATCGAGGGCATCCTGCTGAGCTTCGCTCAACTCGGGCATGTTGCTCCTTAAATATGTTGTTACTTAATGCATTTCATCACATCAGCGGATTTCGGCCGTACTCGCTTACTCGCGTACTCGGGGTACCGGCGGCGGGTGGTGCGGGGTGCGCGCGGGTCGGTCGGCACGGGGTCGGGCTGGGGTGTCGTGCGCGCGTGTCGAACTCCTGTTCGATCCGGGGGATCGAAAGTCTGTTCGATCGAAACTGTGTTCGATTGGGTCCCGATTCTGTCCGGCCGGTTGCCCGTTCGCGCTGTGCCGCGCGAGCGCCGTATCGGGTACCCGGCGCGCTCACCCTGTCGCCGTGTGGTGCGCGTGTCTCGCGCTCCCGTGTCCGCTGTTGACTTGTCGAAGAACCTGCGCCGTTCGGCGCGATACGTGAACTGTACCCGTTACCGGGCAACCGGCGCAACTCCGGCCGGTCGGCCGGTGTCGGTGTCGCCGTGTGTCCTGCTCATGTCCACACCGTACACACGTGCGCCGGTTGTCGCCAAACTTGCGAACTAAGGCCGTAGCGCTTACTGTGACCTCACCGGCCGCACACGGCGCCGGTCCGATGAAAGGCCCACCATGGCAACGATCCCCGCTCTTACGCTCGACGCGATCCCTCACGCCGACGCGCTCACGTACGACGACGTCGAACTGCGCGACCGGTACCCGGACAACGGTCCCGCTGTTCGCGCATTCCGTGTCACCGGTCGCCGGGTGTCCGGTGTCCTCACCGCTCGGGTCGGGTTGTCCGGCGCCGGTGCGCCGACTCACCGGGTCGACGAACCGGCGACCGGTCACCGCGGAATGCAGGACCTCCCCATGGCGTCGTACCCGTCGGTGTCGCTCACGTTCGGGCCGCGCGCAGCGGGCAAGTTCCTCAACGTCGACGGGCATGACGCGATGTACCCGGACCCGTTCACCGTGAACGGCCGCGCCTACTACGGGTTGCCCTCGTCGGTGACCTTCCACCCGGTCGACGTGCGCGCGCTCTACGGCGACGACGTCGACACGTCCCCGGTCGGGATCACGACGTCGAGCGCGTGGCACGGGATGACGGCCGACGAGGCTCGAAAGAGGTTGGCGCCGATCATCCATCAGGCAGGGGCACACGGGTATCTGTTCGCGAACAACGTCCCCGGGACCGACGGCCGGACGGCGTCCGGCGTATTCGAGTCGGACACCGATAGCTGGACTTACGGGACCACCGATTCGGCGCGCGCGATCGTTCGCGCGATCGGGATCGACGTGCTGCGGATCCTGCTCGACGACGGCGTCGAGAACGATTGGTGGGACCTGATCGCCGACGACGTCGCACGGGACCGCGACAAGGCACTCGCGGCCGCGCAGCGCTACATGGCCGTCGTCGAGGGTCACCGGGACACGCTGCGCCGGATCTCGACGGCCGCGCTCATGTCCACCGCGCCGACCGGCGGCGTCGAGGTTGTCGAGGTGACCCGATGACCCTCACCCTCGACGCGCGCGTGATGACCGGCGCGCTGATGATCGACGTCGAGAGCGTCGGCGACACGGTCGCCACGCTCACCGCGGCCGGGTACGTCTGGCAAGTGATCGCCGATGCCGACGACACCGGCGCCGACCGGGTGCGCGTCGTGTGCCACGGTCGCCGGGTGTCGCGATTGTTCGACCGATGGCAGTACCCGCGCGCCGACGTGTGGTCGGCCGTCGGCGTCGCCGGTGTCCGGGTGCTCACCGGCGCGCAGCGCGTCGCGGTCGATCTCACCCCGGCCGGACCCGGCGCCGTATCGTTCCGCGGCCGTCGACCGCTCCCGGACGCCGAACGTCACGCCGTCGAGAGCGCAGCGCGGCACTACGTCGTCACGGATCTCGACTAACCCTCACTCCCCTACTGACGGAACAGGATCGGACGATGACAGTTACGAAACTCCCCACCGGCGCGTATGTCGGGATCGACGACGATGACCGCGCCGGCCGGATCGCCTATCTGGAGCGGCCGCGGGACCCGCGCGAGAACGGCGACCACTACCGGACACCGGCCGGGTACGCGCGCTGTTACCGGTGCGAGAACAGCGCGACCCGGTTTGCCTATCTCGCGATTAGCTCACTGACACCGGTGTGCGCCGATCACCTCGCGCTGCTCGTCGTCGAGCGGGACCGTTGCGGGTCGACCGTCGAACGTATCCAAACCACCGAACACAACTGAGAGACAGGACAACTCATCATGGGCACATATCCCACTATTCGCGAACAGCGCGTTATTGACCACGTCAACGCGACACGTCTCGGGAGCGTTTCGGACGACGGGCTATTGCAGCTCACCGACATCGGTTACGACGACGACAACGGCGCCGTGAGCGTCACCGTGCGGGAGTTGATCGGGCACAACGGGTGGACCTGCTCGAAACGATCGCTCGACAAGCGTATGCGCCGGTTCGCTGCGCGCTGCTCGGGATACGGGGAGCGCGCGCGGGTGTCGGTCGAGCGTCGGTGGATCGCCTACGGGTGCGACAACGTGACCTATACCGTCACCCGACCGACGACGACGACACCCGGGGAGCGCTCCCGCGCGCGGGTCGACGCGATGTTTCTCGACGCCGGGTGGCGCAGCGCGGCAAGCGACAAGCCTGGACACCCCGACGTCTACGCACGGGACACCCGCAACGGCGGTCCCCGTGCCATGGTGCAGATATACCGGGACCCGGCGCGGGGGAGGGTGACCGGCGCGACGCTGTTCGATGACGACGGCCGCGCGTACCCGTTCCCGTCTCACGGGACGCTGCGCGCGGTGAGCGCGTACCTGCTCGGGTACCGGTGGGAGGTCACGACGTACAACGGCGCCGTTCCGACGTTCGGGACCCGTTACGGGCCGTCGGGAACGATTGTGTTCCCGACCGAACGCGCAGCGCGGGAACACTTCAAGCGTGTCAACAGGGAACATGCGGCGACCGTGCGCCGGGTACCTCCCGCGCAGCGCGGATAGTTTGCACGGTTGACGTTAAGCGCGTAACGTATCCCTCACACCGGGCAACGGACCCGGCCGCACCCCTCCCAGATAGGAAACGCTCGATATGCCCGCAACCGGATACCTCGGCCACAACGTCTACCGGTCGGCCGACGACCACAAACAACCGACACCGGTTGAACTGCTCACCGGACACCGACCGCGCGCGCTGCGCCGTAACGATGAGATCGGACCCGCGATCGCTGCGCGCACCGACCCGGGCTATCCCGCTCGGGAAGGCAGTTCCCAGGACATTCGCAACGCCGTTGCGTTCCGTACCCGCAACGGGAGCGTGTCGGCCGGGTGGATCCCCTGTCGCGAACTGTGCCGGTGGATCACGGGCCGGTACGACGGCGCGGACAACGGGTGCGCGCTCCCCGGGTCGTGGGTCCGGGAGTTGACAGAGGTCGCGTCGACACAGTTGAGCGCGTACGTCTACGTCGTGTTTTCCTACGAAACGCCGATTGCATGGCTGGACATGCGCGACACGGCGCCGGTTCCCTCCCCGCTGCTCACGGTCCCTGATGTGCGCTACTCACTCGCCACCGGACGACACCAGACGAGCGTGCTCTCTCACCTCCCCCTAAAGCCCAACGGGGAGCGCGATTACTCGCGCAGCTACGTCACCACCGGGCAACGCGCGACGCTCCCCGACGTCGATCCCGGGGAGGTCCGGCGCGGCCGTGGCGCGTCCCCGTTCGGACCGCGCTCGGGAGGGTACTGACATGCGCGCTACGGAACGGCGCGCGCTGCGCGCGGTGACGGCCGACGCGCTGCGCGGTCTCGTCGCGATCCCGACCGACTCCCCTCACTACTGGCAAGCGCTCGACACGCTCCACACGGCCCGCGCACACCGGCGCGCGCTGCTCACAGAACAGGACACGGAACGATGACATACCTACCCGACGCGCGCGACGTGATCGCTACCCGGACGCTCGACCCGGTCGACGGTTTCACCCTCACCGCTTACGAGGTCCCGGATACCGACTCGACGCCGATCGGACAAGAGCTGGAGAACGGCGGATGTTATGCGGCCGCGGATATTGCGGCATGGCGCGACGATGAATGGCAGTACGTCGGCGTCGTCGTCGTCGCGTCGCGCGCCGGGGTGAGTCTCGGGAGCGCTGCTATCTGGGGAATGGACACCGGCGACTATTGGGACGCGATCGCCCGCGCCGAGGGCCGGACGCCGTACGGTGTGCTCGACAACGTCCCTAACGCCGTCACGACGGGACAACCGCGGGAAGACGGCGGAATCGACTACGTGACCCGGGATGACTTCGCTCACGGGTACGGCGCCGACCTGATCTCTGAAGCGCTCGACGACGCGCGGGCAACCCTGTCGAGCGTCGTCGCCGGGGACGTGGCGCCGTGAACATTTCGACACCCGACGGCCGCGTGATCGGCCGGGTATCGCTCACCGGCGACGACGTCACGGCCGTAGCTCACGCGATCGGCGCGGATCTCGAAACGCGTACCCGGGCACTCATCGCCGACGCTCGACGCGCAGCGATCACCACCGGGGGAGGCTGGACACCGGGACCGACGTCGAGCGACGATGACCGGCCGTCGAGCGGGAGCGTCGAGGGTCCCCGGCGCCGTCGGTGGTGGCCGTGGATCGTCGGTGTGTTCGCCGGTCTCGCGCTGCTCGGGATGATCGCCGACACCGACGAGACTCCCGCGGCCGACACCCCGGCCGTCGTCGCACCGACACCGGCGCCGCAACCGCTCGACGCTGCGCGCGCGGTCCCGTCGGCCGACGGTTCGGTGATGGTCGGGAGCGTCGTCGTCGACAACGTCTATGAACCGTCGTCGCCGCTGCGCAAACGGTTCGCCGGTGTCATCGTGAGCTACGGCGCCACGGGCACACACGGGAGCGAACTAGACGCGAACCTGCGCGACGGCGTCGCTTTCTGTCGGGATCTCGCGGCCGGTCGCACCATGGCGCAGCGTCATGCGTCGATCGTCACCGGTGTCCCGGCCGACGGTTACGGGGATCTCGGGACCCAACGTCGCGCGGTGGTTGTCGCCGCGCTCTCGACGCTGTGCCCTGCACTGTAAACCTCACTCACACAAAAGGATTGAACCAATGTATCTCTCGCCCGGAAGTACCAACTACCTCACTCTTGACGACGTCGTGACGTTTCTCGATCACGGTCCGACACCCGTGTCGCGCAGTGCGACCGGATACGGCGAGCGCGCACTATCGGTGCGGCTGCGCTGCGCCGTCGGCGATGATCCTCGCGCAGTGATCCGGCGCGTCTATGTCCTGAACTATGGCAACGGTGGTGCGACACCGTACGTGTACGGCCGCGTGAGCGGTGGTGAGCGGGTGAGGTTCTATCTCGATCCTCACGTTCTCGCGTGGATCCAATCGCTGCGCGACACCGCGGGTCCGGTGCCGGTGAGTCTCGCCGACGTGCGCAGCGCAGCGCTACGGGACGCGCGACTGGTCGACGCCGGACAGGGTTACGGGTACGCGCAGCGGTTAGGTGAGGGTGGCGCACCCCGTCGGCCGCTGCGCATCGCGAACTGTCGATCGACCGGGACCGCACGTACCCGGACGGTCTCGGGTGGCGGACACGCTGCGACGTGAACGGGACCCGTCACCACCGCACCATGGGGGACGTGATCGCCTATCTCGCATGGTGGGCCGAACGGTACGGATACACCACGCCGGACGTCGCGCCGGTGACGCTCACCCTGTTCAACGGCGGTCACACGGTCGCCGTCTAGCTCACCCCTCGCGCTCCCGGTCACCACGGCCGGGAGCGTTTCATCTCTCACAGAAACGGATCTCACCATGCCCAGTACCAACGGAATCATCACGAAAGTCGATCGGCTCACCCGGGCGAACACTCTTGCGCTGGAAGAAGCGATTACGCGCGGGTATCTCGACGGCGACCGGTGCGACGTCGGGCTGACAGTCGCGACGTTCTGGGATGCCACCGCGGCCGACGCTCTCGCGCTGCTCGACGCTGCTCGGGAGGGTCTCGCGCGCGACCATGGCACCCGGGGACACCCGGTAGCGTCCCTCCCGGCCGTGCGCCGTAAGTTGGTCGCGCTGCTGTAGTTCCCGGCGCATCGGGTGAGTACTCCCCGACGTTGGATGACCAGACACCCCGTCACTCCCATGGTGGCGGGGTGTTGTCGTGTGTGCGCCTGTTGGTGTGCGCCTGTTGGTGGTCGGCCGTCTGTGTCCATCTCAGCGCGAGTAGGGGTGTCTGGGGAGGGGTGTCTATACGGCGTCGATCTCAGGGCATCGCACGATTGGAACGTTTCGCCAAAAATTTCACATATGCAAGGCTTGATATAGGTAAGTGTATGTACAGGGAATCGAAAATAATTATTTCTAGAATATATTTATTTATTCCTCCTAGATATATATATATATATATATGTATTAGGCATTGTAATAGGCATAGGGGTAGGGGTCCTATATAGGGGTATATGTGCATATTCATATATATGTGTATGTTCTAGATATATTTGTATGAATAATTACAGAATAAATATGAGAATGAATTAATCAATTGATGTCAATCGAACAAACTAATTGTGTGTATGTGATGAGTGTCAATGATGAGAATGGATGATCACTATGCGTGGTGTGTGTACTGGGGAGTGTAGGAATTGTGCGAAAAATGGTGATGCATGGGTATGTATGCCATGGGGTGATGGTCGGTGATGAGAGCGTGCGATGTGTTGGTGTGGTGTGTGCTGTGTGGCCGTGGTGTGTGGTGGCTGTGCGGGATCGGGGTGCGCATGGTGGCGTGGTGTGGCTGTGTGCGCCGTGTGTGGCCTCGTATGCCTGCTCGACGTCGTGTGTGCGTGGCTGTGATTCGTGCGCTGTGCGTGGCTGTGAGCTGCGACTATGGCCGTGGGGAGCGCGTCGGAGACCCCCGGGGGTGTCACCCCTCCCCCTGCCTCCGGCCAGGGGCCCGCCGCGTACTGTCCTCGAACGCCTGTGCGAGTCTGGGGGTAAACTCGTATATGTTTTCTGCTACAGTCTGCTCGTGAAATGCGAGAATTGTGGCTGCATCTTCGCTGGTCGCAAGCGAAAATTCTGCTCCGGGCAATGCCGAGAAGCCTTCCATAATCGGGACTGGAGGTCCAAGAGGCCCCCTCGTCAGAGGGAGGGCGATTACGTCCGAGGAGTCCCTCGATCAAAGCAATGCTCTTCATGCTCAAAACCCTTCTCTCCGAACAGCTCTCGGCAAAAATACTGTTCCCGAGAATGCCGACCCAGGCCGATCAAGAAGCCGGTCATGACCAAGCAGTGCCCCGAGTGTGAAACCGTCTTCAAGACCTCCCGGGATCGACAGACCTGCTCAAATCGCTGTGCCATGCGGCGTCGCTACAGGGAGAAACCCCAGGTAGTGGCGCAAAAGGTTCGGGCCTGGGAGGTCGCCAATCGGGACTCCCATCGCATCCGGCAAGCAGAGCGCTGTGACCGCCGGAGAAGGGCCATTGTGGGCTCGGTGTCCACCCGGGACTGGAAAAGGGCTCTCCGTCGCGCTCAGGGCCGCTGCGCTTACTGCCAGTGCAGGTCCACCAGGCTTACGATCGACCATGTGGTCCCTATCTCTCGCGGAGGCAGGCACACGATCGGCAACGTCATCCCGGCCTGCCCCCGCTGCAACTACCAGAAGAAAAACAAGACCGTCATGGAGTGGCGGATCTGGAAGGAGTCCCGATAATGGCTGGTCATGGCCCTCCCCCGAAGGATGCGTCGACCCGAGCACGACGGCACAAGTCGTCTACCAACGCGGTCCTGAAAGCGGTCGAGGACCCGGATATCCCCGATCTGCCTCCGGCCGAGGAGTGGCTCGGCGGGATCGAGGACGAAATCGGCGACATGGAGGGCCGTCCCCGCGAGACCCGAGACTGGCCGAAACCGGTCGTGAGCTGGTGGAATGACATCTGGAGCTCCCCGATGTCGGCCGAGTTCCAGGACTCCGACATCCACGGCCTGTACCTCGCGTGCTTCTACCTGTCGCAGGTGCTCAACCCGTTCTTGAAGATGTCCGATCGCATCTCCGCGTCCAAGGCCTACGAGGTCCAGGTCCGCAACTTCGGCCTAAACCCCATGTCCCGCAGGACTCTTCAGTGGGAGATCGAGCGCACCGAGGAGGCTCAGGACCGCGGCAAGAAGCGCCGGAGCCGTGCCCAGGCAGCCACGAAGGACGCCCCCGAACCCGCAGACCCGCGAGGCGTCGAGGAGGAACAGGCCAACCCGTTCACCGTCGTGTCGTAGACTCGACCTCGGCATCGGAAGCCACCCGGGCTCAGGCCCACACGAGAAGCCCCGTCGGTCACTCCCAATTCGGCACACCGGCGGGGTTTTCTCGTACCCGGACTTTCACAGTTGAGCGTCAACGAACTGGGTCAACTGTCCAAAAGCCCAGATTTTCTCTCAGGTTTCACTCAGGAAACTCGAAACATACTCTGACCTGCGATTATCCAGGGGTCTCTAGTTCGTATGCTTCACGTGCATTTTTCAAAAACGTACTCTGACCTGCTGCTTAACGAGGCGTAGTTGTTGTAGTCTAAAAAAGGGGTGGTGGCTCACCCCTGTAGAGAGAGAGATTTCACCCTAGTTGTCACGGTTGATGGGCTCGTTAACCGTTACAACTTCTTCTCTACAGGAACCCTCAAAATGAAATAAATAGACTACAACGATTACACCCTCGAAAGTCCCAGGTCAGATAGTATATTTTGAAATATAGCTGGCAGGTAACTTTACAAAATCGTGCATTTGTCTACTACTTCCTGGTTAACGCTCAACCGTGAAACTCTAGATTCCGAGTTGACACACAACCGTCTCAACTCTAGGATGGGCCCATGATTCTCCGCACCAAGACGCACTTCGATGGCTGTGTCCGGATCAAGCTGGACTGCGACACCAAGTCGTGCGAGAGGAGGACCTGGATCACGATCCCGGACGCCGACCTGGGGGACCTCCCCGGCCCCGAGGAGCGCCCTCGCGGCAGGGTCCGGGCCCGGCTGGCCCGCTACGGCTGGACAACCCCTCTCGACGAGACAGGGGCCGATAACCGGACGTTCTGTCCGACCCATTCGGTGATTGTTCGCGATGACGACGAGATCATCGACGACGACGACGTCCAATTCACCGAAACGCCGTTCCAGGCCCGCAAGAGAATGCTTCGAGAGAAGGCCGAGCGCGCCGAGCAGAGGCGCGCTAAGCAGAGACAGAAATACGCCGACAAAAGGAACCCGCAATGATCTATGGATCGAGCAAGAATGCGGAGGACGTGCGCAACGCACTGCGCGACATCCTCCGGAGCCTCCCCCTCAACATCCAGGCGCCGATACCGATCGACGTCGAATACGCCATCAGAGCGATCGAGAACGACAAGCGGATCGTGGTGGTCTCGAACGAGGAGGACGAGGATATCGCGAAGAGGGTCTACGAAATGGACCAGACCGAGGTGGCCGACCTGCGCTCGCAGCTCACCCACCTCGAACAGTGGATCAACCAGAACGTTCCGGCCGAGAAGCAGTCGGCGCACACCGGGGACCCCGTCGCCAACGCGATCTCGCTGCTCATGAAGATGAAGTCGCAAGAGCTGAAGATGGACGAGCTCGCGACGATGCGCAACGGCCGAGATCGCCTGCTGAACTGGATGAACCTCCACGTCAAGAAGAGCGGAGGAATCCCTCCGGGGCTGATCGCCCGCAGCTCGACCTCGTTCGACGCGGCGATCTCGGCGATGGATGACCTGCTCGCGCAGATCGAAGCCGCCAAGGTCGAGTCGGCCCGCAGGCAGCAGGTCATCGACGACCTGAACGAGCAGCTCCGCGAGCACCAGAAGACCCCGAAGAAGCCGGACGAGTTCGTCCACACCGCGCCGGACGTGGACAGTGACAACGTGCTGCTCAACCTGCTCACCGCGACGCTCGCCAGCACGGCTGTCCAATCCGAGAATGCCTACAAGGAAAGGGGGTGGGAGCGATTCGCCGAGGCGATCCTCGGCAACCCCAAGCTCCGCGTCTCTCGCGCGCCGGAGAAGCCCAAGGTCCAGACCGAACCGGACCCCACGATCGGCATCGGGTACGACGGCGAGGTCATGGAGCCCGGCGAGACCTACGTCGCCAGGCGGGACGCCGACGGGAGGCTGCGTACCGACCGGCTCGGCGACCTCGGCCAGGTCTGGGTCCTCCCGGAGCAGCCCGAACCATTCGAGCGGGTGCTGGAGCAGATCGCGAAGATCTCGGCGAAGCTCGACGACCTGACGAAGCCGAAGCGGATCCAGATCGAAGACGGCCCCGTCGGCACCTTCCTCGACGGCGTGGTTCACGTGACCGACCCGGCGGACCTGGAGCGCATCAGCCGGATCGCCCAGGAGGCGCAGCGGGCGAAGACGCGGTTCGCGCGGGTGTCCGGGAGGGTCGAGGGCATCGGAGACGCGGTCGCCGACGAGGTCGCGTACTACTCGACGCCAACGGCCTCTGACGAGGTCGCCGTCCACCCGATCACCGAGTCCATCGAGCGGGCCAAGAGCGAGGACGACCTGCTGCAATCGGTGAGCGACGTTATTGCCGTGGAGTTCCGCGAGGAGCTGACCAACCGGGCCATCCCGGCGAAACCGAACGCTCTGACACAGGAGTTCGCCCTCACCGTCGCCGAGACCCTGATGGCGAAGGGGCTGCTCCGGCAGGGGCCGCGCCCGGGAGCGCCGGACGCCGCCGACTGGCGCCACGAGATCAGCGCCGCGCTCGGGGTCCTGCCGGGCAGCTTCAACTACGACCTGAAGAAGGCGAAGGAGCAGATCGGGTCGCTGCGGGAGGGAGCCCGCCGGGACCGGGAGTGGGTCGTTTCGGTCAGCCTGGCTCTCGGGATGCCGCCGATGGCACAGGAGTACACCAAGGCCGACGCGGTGAACAAGATCGGTGAGCTGCGCAAGGACATCTTTACGGTGACGAAGGACCGGGCCGAGATCCGTTGCGAGCCGGGCAAGCTGCGCTCGATCATCGAGGACGCCGTCCTGGGGGTCATGAAGGACGCCTACCTGCGCGAGCACGGCTACCCGGCCGGGGAGACCTCCGAGCGGGCCGCGCAGATGGCTGTGCTGGCCAATCAGGCGTGGTACCGGTTCGCCGAGAGCCTGGTCGGCGACGAAGACCCGCACATCTGATCGACGAACGCTAGCGCCGGGTGTCTGGGTACGCCAGCACCCGGCGCTATGTAATTCCCTCACGAGCGGGGAGAAATCCCCTGTTGACGTCAACTCTGAAAGTAAGGTACGGTAGAGCCATGAACGAAAACACACCCGAGCCGGACGAGACCGGCACTGAAATGCACGAGCTGCTGGAGAAGTACCTCGGCTTCCCGCCGAAGAAGAACGTGCAGGTCAGTCTGCCTCGGCAGCACAGCAAGAACCTGCTCCGCAAGGCGCTGGAGGCCGGAGTCCCGACGGAACCGACCGAGTTGCCGGAGGGCATGGAGGTGCTCGGCTTCACCGAAGACCTGACCCCGGTTCTGTTGCCCGAGCTTCGGCGAAAGGCCCAGGAGGTCGCGAACGAAGAGGCTCTGCGCCAGATCAAGAACCTGATCAACGAGCGAGCGGTCGCGCACCCGGCCTTCCTCGATCGCATCGAGATGCCGGAGGTCTCGTTCTCGCAGCCCCGGCAGTGCCGGAAGGCAGAGGCCGACCAACGCGGTCCGCAGATGCCTTTCAAGATCGGGTTCCCGAAGACCGAAGACGCCGCGCGCCAGCATTTCGAGGACGCGATGGAGAAGTTCAATCGCGAGGTGCTGCCGCCGTTCCGCGAGGCCGTCTACGGCCTCTATCAGACGATTGAGGGCTCGTGGCGGTCGATGACTCCGGCGATGGAGATGATCGCGAAGATCGAAGCCGAGATGCACGGAAAGCCGGTCCACCCCAAGGACATTCGCGACGAGCGAGGGGTCAAGCAGCCCTCGCCGGTGCCGCCGTTCTGGGCTGCGCGACCGAACGGCCGACGGCGATGAGCACGACGGCGTGCGAGGCGCTCAACAACTGGGATCAGCGGGTCTGCTCACTACCCGAGGGCCACTCGGGATGGCACAGCGATGGCGAGACGATGTGGCCTCGGCACGAGAAGTTCCGCGCTGAGGACTACCCCGATCCTGAGGCTGTTCGCGCCCTCGAAGAGCTAGTCGGCGAGTTCGGCGCCACCGACAACATGGGTCCGAGCGACTGGGACGGCATGGAGGCGCTCGGCAATTTCCTGGAGAAGTACCAGGTCACACGCATCGACACGACGAAGAAGGACACCAATGACTGACATCGCATCGCTCGACAGCACACCCGTGTTCACCAAGACCAGCACGGTCACGACCGTCCATGTCGAGGTCTCCGGCGTGCCGGACTACACCGGGAGCTTCCACAAGAAGGCGATCCGGCCGGACCGCGCCAAGCTCGTCTACCACGAAGCAGGGTCGTGGGAGAGGGCCCCGCACGTCTCGATCGAGGTCTCCGGGCCGCAGGTCCGCAAGGACGGGTCCGCCGGACAGAATCGGACGACGACGCACGTCTGGCGGGAGAAGGTCACCCCGTGGATGCGCGACATGGTCGAGGCTGTCCGGCCGTCGACGCACCCGAGGGTCGACGGGGAGAAGATCGGGTGACCGGGGAGACGATCGCGACCCTCGACGAGCTGCTGGACGGCCTGCCGGAGATCTACGCGCCGGTGGTCCGGGCCGTCTGGCGGCACCGCGAAGGGGTGCGCGACATCGCCGAGCTCGGGGAGGCCTTCGACACGCTGTTCCGGGTGATGACCGACCTCCGGCAGCTCGACGAGCACGACGCCGCGGACCTGCCCGACCACCCGGCCAACTGGAAGTTGTGCTCGGCAGCCTGGGCCTCGGTGTACTGGAGCGAGAGGCGTGAGGCGTGAGGCGCGGCGAGACTCGGTCCGCGGGGCATTCTGGAGATACCTGCACTCCGGGGATCTGCCTCGGGCCCTGGAGATGCTGGTCATCCTGAACAACGAGACCGTCGACGAGAACCGGAGAAAACATGACTGAGCTGGCCGTACGCTTCCTCTCGCTGATCGGGCCGATGTCGGCACTGATCGTGCTCCTGCGGGTGTTCGAGAGCGTGCCGCTGTCGGAGTGGTGGCCGTTCCTGATCTTCACCATCGCGGTCAACGCGCTGACGGTGCTCATCGTGAAGAAGACGCAGCGACCAGCCGCCGACGACGACCTGATTCTCGGGCCGGACGTCGACGAGAAGCGGTGACCGCAACCAGCGCGTCCCCGGGGTCAAAGAGATCCCGAAAGACGTTGCGGGGCAACAAACATTACAAAGAGCTGGCCGAGAAGATCCTCGCCGCTGGAGCCGAGATCCGTTGGCCCAGAGGCAAAGGCCACCCCCAGGTCTACTTCCGAGGCGAGCACGTGACCAGCCTCGCGATGACACGATCCGATACCCGAGGGGACAAAAACACCATCGCTCGGTGCCGCCGAGCGGGAATGGATATTCGATGAAACACCAGGTGAAAGACCTGATCGAGTCGACCGAGCGCATTCTCGTGCAGGCCGACGAGAAGGCCGACGAGGCTGCGAAACAGTGGCTGGCCGACCACGAGCAGTTCTACCGCGCGCTGCGCGATCGGATGACCCAACGGCTGCGGAAGAAGGAGCCGATCACCGAGCAGGACTTCCGGGACACCGTCGGGAAGTCGGATCTCGGATACGGCCGTCGGCGGGCCTTCGATGACCTGCGGCGCCGTCCGATGACCGCGCTGCGCCAGACGCGACCCCGAGGGCACCTGGACATCTTCTACAGCGACCTGGTCGCATTCCGGGACTCGATGCGCGGCCTCGACCAGGAGGAGGTCACCGACCGGGACCTCACCGACCTCGGGTTCAACCGGTACGGCGCGGTGATCAACCGGCTCCAGAACCCGGACCGCTACTGGGGAAACCAGGTGATCTGGTGAGCGACATGACGATCACCGACGAGGAGCTCGCGGGGCTGCTGAAGCCGCTCAACGACCTCCCTGCGGAGCAGCGCCCGGCCATCTACGCCCGGTTGCTGTTCGAGCAGAAGCGCCGCCAGACCTACCACCGGTACGGGGAGCCGGTATTCCACTTTCTGATGAGCGGAATCCCCGGGACCAGTCCGGATGTCCGGAACCGCTTCGCCAAGTTCCTGTTGGACGGCGAGGACATGGCAGAGGTCCGTGACGCGATTCTCCGGTGGTATCAGCAGCAAGAACAGAGAGGGCTTGTCCGATGAATGACCAGGTAGACCAGCCGACGCCGCGGGAAGACCTGCGCGCGATCATCACCAAGCTCTGCCAGGACGCCGCGACAACCGGGATCAACCATCCGGCGTTCCCGGTGCACCGCGAGCACCTGATCGACTCGTTCTTCGCGACGTGGTTCGTCGAGAAGCCGACCGAGATCGGCAAGGAGCGCGCCGCACAAGCCGAGTGGCAGAAGGAGGCCAAGAGCCTCTTCTCTGCGATTGTGGTGGCCCTGAAGCGGGTCGGCGGCGGCACTGGAGTGTCGATCGGAGAGATCGTGATGGCGGCGACCGAGACCATCCTGCACGAGCGCGGTGTGGAGGACCCCGACGAGCTGATGGAGCGGATGCTGTCGTGAGCGGGATGCGGTTCCGCGAGGAGTTCGCGGTGGAGTGGATGCGGGTGCCTCGGATCATCCCGGGTATCGAGATGCCCTTGGAGTCGGTCCAGTCGGAGCCGACGCGCAGCGAGGAGGTAGCCGTGAGCGCCGCGAAGTGGCTCAACCGGCAGCCGGGGATCATGCTGGCCCGGGTCCTGACTCGCACCGTGCGCGAGGAGCGCGATCACTGGTGGCGCCCGTGGCGCACGACCGGCCTCTCGAAGTGGTTCGAGCAGGGCGAGGTCCCAGATGGGTCGCCGGTCGTGGAGATCGACCCCGCCGTCTGA